CGGAAGTGACTTCACTTTTCCATTCTTCAACCAGAAATTTACGAAGTTCGTCAAGCCATACTGGTCGTGGTAAATGTTCACGATTAGCTTTGTACTGCGGATAGAGCTTTTTTCTAAAATTTCCAGTGCCTGATATAAAGAGCCGATATTCAGTAGATTGAGTGTCACTAACGATGCGGTATAAGAGGGAATCTGCTCTTGCAATTGCGATGTCAAGGGGATCTCGCTCATGTTTTTCTTTCGTTGGTTCGCAGGAAGCTGCGCATCTGTAAGCTACAATGTCGCCATCAATAAGGCACAACATCTGTAATTCCTTGTCAGGAAAAGCCTCCCCTTGCGGGGAGGCCATGTCATCTATTATTTGTCAACTCGAACGATTTCGTAGCCGAAAAGGAAAGCAGAAAGCGGGTCTGGCTGACGGTTCACACGAATCGGATCTTTCTTACGTAGAAGTTTACGCAAGAATTGACGTGCCTTCTCGTAGTTAGAAAACCCCTTTGCTACAGTTACTCCATTACGAACTACTTTATAGTACATACAAACCTCCTTTTTTTGAAATAAAATTTGCCGAGTACTTTAGGCAAGTAAAGATGAAAATTCTCAATAGAGATTAAGTTAGGACAACCATACAAATAAACATCCTCAACAATATAACGTGGGCCTCCTTCAAGTGAAGTAAGAAGTTTATTTTTTTCACAGTATAAACTACCGCCAATGGTACGAGGACAACCTTCTAACGAAGATAGCTTGTTTTGTCTACAATAAAAATTGTAGCCAACTACCCGTGGTGCACCCTTAAGAGAGATTAACTTATTATTGCTACAGCTATAAGTAGCTCCTACCTTAACAGGTCCTCCATCCAGCGTTTCGAGCTTATTGTAGTCGCAAATAAAGTAGGTACCTACTTCCTGTGGTCCGCCTTTCAATGTTTGAAGGTTGTTGCGAGAACAGTCAAAACTACCAACTTTTGGTGGCGCACCTTCAAGTGTTTTTAGCCTGTTGTCACTGCAATCGTACCTGTATTCTACTTTTCGAGGTCCGCCTTCAAGAGAAATTAAGTCGTTGAAGCTGCAATCAAAACTACCAACTTTTTGTGGTGACCCTTCTAATGTTTTTAACTCATTACCTGAACAGTTAAATTCACCACCAACATATTTTGGGCAACCAAGAAGAGAAGTTAATCCCAAATTTTTAAGTGAAAGGTTGCCACGAACAATAAGATTTCTTCCATCTAGCGTGAACTTACCATTCCTGATAGAGGCAAGTAGCTCTTTTACGGATTTGGCATTTCTCTTGAAGGATTCACACTTCATTTGAGTTTGCCTAAGATGACTTTATTATTTAATCTCCGCTTCATCAGCAACTTCCCAAGTATCCTTGGGAGTTACCTCATTATTGTCGTCTTCCGACATCACATAGTTCTCGAATACCTTGGCAAGAGCCAGAACTTCTTCTACTTTAGGTCGCTTGCCTTGGTCTTTATAATACTCGATTGCAGATGCAATAGAGCTTTGACGGATAATATAAACCTGCCTACGGGCACGTTCATCAGCCGTCTCATAGTTTGGACGTGTCGATACAGGAATAGGCTTTCCTTGAACCATCTGGTTAGTTTCCTCCTTGACTGCTTCTACCCAGTCCCAAAACCCTTTGTCGTTTTTCTGTGCTTTTACCTTGTATACTTCACCCTGTTTTGCATTTGAAAGGGCATTCCATGTAGCCTGCTCAGTAGTAAATGACATCAAGGATTTTTTACCCTCTTCCCGGTTTTTGTCCAGGTTGTGGTAACTTACATCCATTTGGGTGTATTTGTTTCTACCTTTGACTACATTCTTCGTAGATACCTGTTTGATCTCGATTAACATCTCTATCCTCTTTGTCTATATTATATCCAATTCAGTCCTGCCTGTCAATACCCTGTTTTTGGTATTTATCCATGTCCTTGAGGTTAGGACCAATTTTAACCTCGCATGGAAACTTGCATGGCAAGTCTATATTCCAGATAGCCTTCACATTCTTCGGAAGGTAAATGTCAAATACATCGTACATGAGGTTGGCTACATCTTTTGCTTCCTCCTCAGGGCAATCAGCAACGATCGAATCGTGGACAGTAGATACCAGAAGGGACCGCATCTTTTTTTCATTCATGTTCTTTCTTAGGCTTATTCTTGTTATTGCCAGAAGATCATTTCCAGTACCCTGCACTGGATAATTAGTCAAGACTGTCCACGGAATCATTCCGTTCTCTTTTAGTCCAACTAGCCATTCACGGCCAAGTGGTGAGCAAATAGGCTTGTTTCTTATAACCAGATCTGCAAGGTTTCTATGGTACTTGTCAATTCCTTTGTACTTGTCATAGAACTTCCTGTTTATTTCATCCCAAAAGTCAGGATCATCAGAAACGCCCATAAAATCAGGATCATTAGCGAAACTCCAGCCAGAGCCGCGGTAAATAGTACGAAATAGGTACTTTTTGGAGATAAGTCTCGTTGGTAGATTAAATGCCTTTTGATTCGCCGAATGAACATCTATTTCCTCATTAAGCTCACGAAGACCTACTGGATCATTAGCCAGCCAGTTAAGAACTCGCCATTCCAATTGAGATGCATCACATTGCACATACATCTTATTGCTTTTTCAAAAGAGCAGGGATCTGTCTTGACATCTGCTTGAACGTAATCTTCTTTCTTAGCTCCTCGAATAGATCAGGATAAACTGATTCCATCTCCGAGATAAGATGAGAAAGCTCATCGTTATCCATGTGATCTTTCAGTCTCAGAATGGTGTAGTATATCGAATCGGTTTGTTTTACCATCTTGTCGTAATAAGCTGTTGTGCTTCATCTGAAAGATTTTGTATGTTCGGGGATTTGCTTGAAAGCCTACCTGTCCTTGCCACTACCTGAGTAAAAGTCGTATGCAAAAGGTTATCTTTCCAGTTCATTTCCTCATACAGCTTTCGAAATCCCTCATAGTAGGTTGTCTTTAGCTTGGTCAATTCCTTTATCTTAAGGATACTGTCAATGAGTTCTCGATCCCCTCCTTTGAGTTTCAAAAGATAAGTTTCATCTACTGACCAGAAACCTGGCTTTTTGAGTTCTGATCCTTTGACTGGAGTGAATTTCCTTGGAAGTGTATAAGTTACTTCCTCATTCCTAAGCTTAAGTTGTCCTTTTTTCTGTCCTGACTTATACACCCCATCAGGAACTTTAACGGTGAAAGTAAGATCGCCACCATAAAGTAAAGCAGAAAGGTGCTCGTTAGAATTCCAATTGAAGTTGGGAATGTTGTGATGAATAGAAAGCTTGTCCTGTATCTCCTTAATCTTGTCATCAACTTCTTTTTCTTTTTCTTTTGCTTTTTCTATGTCAAAGTGAATTCCATTCCATTCCATTTCAGCAAGTACTTTCAGATCTGCCATTGAGATCATCATCAGCTTTGCCTGATGTGGTCGCATTACACTCATTTGTTTCTTGTAAAGCTCATAAGTAAGTCTCACATCATGTAAAGCATACTCTGCCAGAACTTCCTTGGGAATCTTGTCAGTATTTATCCCATTGTTCCAATACTCTTTTTCGATGACATCGATCTTTGAGCCAAGTCCATACTTTTCGCACACACCATCTAGTGACGGATATGGGTTCTGCATCCTATTGTGGATAAACTCGAACAGTTGACAGCACCAGATGGGTTTGTTCTTGATGTCTATATCCAGTTTCCTAAGCCAATGAAGATCGTACTTTGCGTTAAAAAATACAAGAAGATCTGCCTTGTTTATTTTTTCTTCCAATGACTTCTTGTCATGAAACAATACACCCTCATCATCATCGAATTTATATGCAACACATACATTGATGTTTCTGGTATCGAATGGATTCCCTTTGTTGTAGATGGTGTTTTCAGTATCTATTGTAAGAATTTTCTTAGTCATCTACAGTCTCAAGTTCCGGCTTAGGTCTCTGATACTGAGGTTGAATCTTAAGTATAAATATGTTGTATCTCAATATCTCCAACTGGTCTTTTCTCAATTGTGGTTCAAGTTTATCTACAAGTTTCTCGAAGTTATGGACTGCATTTGTATAATGATTCATTAGTTATTTTTTATTTGCCTACATATATCTTTTTCCCAATAAATCCGCCTCCGCTAGTAGGACTGCTGCTTCTGACGTGTGAGGCTGTATACATTACAGGATACGAAGTATCCCCTATTTCAGATGACTCATTCGTCATCTTACTCTCAGCAATGGCTCTGTCAACTATCTTAGAGAGGGTATTGTCCAATGAGTTTAATACTTTCAGTCTTACTATGGCGTTACAAGACGGAGGACCGGTAAAGCCAATGCTGGCGTTACGCTCTAGATAGCGCCACCGTTGTGCGTCCTTATTCAGCGTGCTAACCTCTGCGCGGAGACGCTCTATTTCATCTGCCATCGCCCTTAGCAGTCCAGCAGCGGGCGAAGTCGGGTCATCGCAGCTAGCATTCCAGCCGTAGATGACCGACGTGCTCCCGTAGTCGTACGTATCGCCACTTTCCAGAGCGTCAGCAAGACGGTTGACCTCTTTCCTAAAGTCCATCAGTACCTCCTGTGTGTTCCTTTCTATAAGTCCATCTTGGCTCGGAGTCGCTCGATCTCGTCGTGCGCGATCCTGAGTTCTTTCCTAAGCTCATCCAATTCATCCAAAGTGAGCTTTTCGCAAGCCAACGATTCATCACGCGCATCCTTCCAACGCTTTAATTCAGCCTTCAGGCGACTGATTTCTTCCTTATATTCCTCGTTTGCATTCAGTGCGTCGCACACCCTCTCAGCAACCGTTCTGCTGGAGCACTCACACATAGCTTCGTAAATGGGCAGTCCGTTTAACACAGTAATTAATCTCATCGTGTCAACAACCGTTGCCTCAAAGCAGCAGTTCTTTGACTGTGAGCCATCACGGATTTCGTAGCGTTTCATTTTTTTTCAGCTTTCCTCAATGCCTTCACTTCATCCTGAAGATAACGTATCTCCGCAGCGGCCTCTTCGCATAGTTTTCCTGCACCTGTCCTAATCTCTAGAATTGACCATCGTCCAGTCCTATAGGCAAATGCAGCGTCCTTTGGAACTGATTCAAGCTTTTCAAGTAACTCTGCTTGATTCATATCATTCCTCTTGTTGATTTATATCTTCGTACCTTGCTATCTCTGGTACTATTCTTACCTGAAAAGTTCCGTGCCTCAGTGTAGGATCACTGTCACCATCACCGAATCCTTTATTTTTAAGTACTGAAATGAAACGGATATAATCCCATCCGGGTTGATTGTCTTTACCGATTCCTATGATGAAATCTGCCTCCGCTGCCTTGGATGTCTTGGAGTTGGCTACATGGGCCATCGTCAAGTATCGCACACCCTCTGCCGTTCCATCAGCCTGACATACACCAATGACTGGACAGTGCTTTTTTGCAAGTTCCCTTGCCCAACGGTAGATATCACCAAGCTCCAGATCCTTACGGTCTGCGGAGAATCCCTCCACTTTGTCAAGCTGGTCTATGACTATCAAGCTTGGTCTCTGCTGCTCGGCAATACTTTCCACTTTCTGCTTGGTGAGGATAGCCTCATCGATAAGTTTCAGCTTACCTTTAGTTTTCTCCATGAAAGCAGCCTTGGCCCTTTCAGGGTACTTTTTTAGCTGGTCGATCCTCGCACCAAGTACCGCCTGATATTGCCTTAGCTTTACGTTGTGCCCATGCTCCTCATTGTTGAACCACAGGACCGGCCCCTGCTCTTCCCCAAGTTGACCGACCATGTGACCTACCTCTGACGCAAGGAAGGTCGTCTTTCCCGTTTCTGGTCTAGCGAACAGGAAAAGAAAATTTCCCTTTCGCAGACTACCGATGGATTTGTTAAGGCAGTCTAATCTCCACCGTAGACCTGGTTGCAGTACATCGTGCTTGATTATCTCCGTGATATCGTCAGTCACGAAGTCGTCGAACACCGTTGGGGGAACTTTTAGCTCTTCAGCTAGTTCTACTATCTTGTTCAGATCCCCCTGCCCTTCGGAGTAGTTTGCTGCCAGCACTGCCAGCCTTCTGCTTGTAGCAAGACGTTTATGCTTCTCCAGCAGGGACTGGACAGTTTCCTGTCCTGAATCTGACACCATTTGGTCAAGGATAGCCTTGATTAGTGGCTCATTTCGTTTAGGAAACTGCTTGGCAAGGGCAGTGTTCGCTACGTCTTCGAGGTGCAGGTCTCCTTCTTTTTGTTTGTGTAATTCGTCTATTGCGTGTAGAACAGGGTGTGCTTCCTTTGGGAACTCTTCGAAGGAAAGAAAGCTCCTGTACTTGTTATAGTTATCCTTCTTTAGGAGTGCTTTCAGCAAGGAACTCTGCACCATATAGTTCTTTTATCTCTTCTTTGGTGAGAGACCGGCATTTGCCGGGTTTCATCGCATCACGCCACGCCTTGGCACGGCGGCGAGGATATCTCACTCGTGGATCATATTCGTCGATAATAACTTCGTGGAATCCGTATGGTAGTTTCATTTTGGTTATATCTCCATTAGACAAGAGATTTTTCTAAAAGTTCAATTTTTTCTTGACTTATGACATAAGAATTCATAAAGTTCCTGCCAAAACCTCCCCCTACCCCACGACAGGGTATAAGGAGAGGTAGGTTCCTGCCCCGAGTTAACGGGATCGGCATGCTAGGGCATGGCACTCCCTAGTCCCCCGACTTGCCGATTCAACCAGTCGGACGGCTCACCATGCGGAGTTGCACCGGTGCCTTTCGGCTAGTGTCCGTCTACCGCTGTCCTGGGTACCCCCGCGGTCCGGGTATTAGCTAACGCGCCCTGACGCAAAACTTTTTCCAGTTTTGAAGTGCGTATTATACCACAAAACGGGAATTTTGTCAATACCTTATTTTTGGTATAGGATCTTTTTGATGGTAAAGATGTCGTAGCATTTGGGATCCCTTTCCGAGGGTATGACTCGGGAACTTTTCCCTATGTTCGACAGTCTAAAGACCATACGCACCGCTTCGGTTAGCTTGTCTGGATCAAGCCAAACAAGGACCGACTTGCCCTTAGACTGAAAAATCCAGTTAAAGTTCCGTTGGGGGATCACGGAACCGAACAAGGGCATGGCATACGTAATAATACTTACCTTCAAGGCGGAAACAAGGTCTTCGACAAGTACCAATTCATCCCATTCGTTAAAATGCCCGCAAACGCCATTTTTAGCCACTAGGAGCGGTTTTTTTCCAAGGGATAATACCTTGGGCTTATCCGACAGAGATCGTGCCTCTACGAACGTTTCTTGGGTTTCTGGATCGGTGTAGGTAAATACCGATCTATTGAGCTTGGGGCTATACGTAAAATTACGTACGATAATGTCCCTAGGTAGAAACCCTAAGTAGTAGTTCATGTAATCACTAGGGAGGGCCTTTGTAGGACCAATGTCGTAATTTCTCCGTTCGGTTCTTTCACTAATATGAAACCAGCTATCGGGAGGCTGGTATTTGCCACAAGCAAAACAGTAGGAGCTTCCGTCTGAGTAGACGGCTTTGTTGTCTCCTGATCGGTCATTTCCGATTTCGGCGCACCGTTCGCATCTTTCATGTCTTACAAAATGGGCCATTAATCTTCTTCTACAGGATCGACGTTTGCTTTGGCGGAAAGGATCACTGAACAGAACACGTTCAGTAGTTCAGCCGCTTTTTCTGATTTTTTACGTTTGATTATTCTCTTGGGAATATATGACGTATCTACTCCCATTGCAGTTGCTGCCTTATTCAGCAGCATAAGAACTTCGTTTAAATTCACTCCTTTTGTATTTTCCTTCTGTTCTTTAATTTTCTGGAGATGTTGATAATGTTTTTCGCTGATGTATACCATTCTTGGTTGCATAGCTTACTCCGCAAAGTGAGGATGGTTTTTGAACATTTCTACATATTTAAGAAGGGTAGTCCCTTCCAGACCCGGCGCAGTATTTACTTCCAGCACCTTTAACTTTTTTGCATCCAGATCATAGATTATATCTACTGCACCAAAATCAAGCTCTAGTGCTTTAATTGTTTTAAGTGCCAGATCCTCAATATTGTTAGGGATCTTTAGATCTTGTCTGGCAAAGATCCATCCATTCTTTCTGTTTCTAATGAATTCATTTTGTTTTTCATCCCGCTTTCGCTTCTTCTGGGTTATATCGAACACGTCGAATTTAGTGCAATGGATCCTAAACTCTTTTCTCTTTTGGATATATTTTGTATAGAAGTCTGCTTCGGGTACTTCATCTCCTTGATGTAAGATTTTGATTCCTTTGCCTTTTGACAATCCGTCTTTTCTTGCAAATACGATGTTGTCTTCGTCAAGCCATCTTTTTGCTACTTCTTTGTCGTCTGTGCTTTCTACGGCAGGAATACCATTCTGTTCTAGAATGGAATATAACTTTTTCTTAAACACTGCGCGTTCAACTGCATAATCCTTATTTAGCACCAGACCTGGGTTTTCAATCCATAATTTGCTACATCCCCAATTGATTCCTTTTTCGGTAACCATTTCTTTTCTGGATACTAGCCAGAAATTCAGCTCTTCTGCCAGTTTCCATACAGACTTGGAATGCCAACTATATGGTACGATAATCATGTGAATACCCTTTCGTTACTTGCAACTGGAGTGCTACGATTATAACAATCTCCGCAAAGGAGATGCCATTTCCCTTTTACATCTTCCCAAACCATCGTGTTGTAATGCTCATCAAGGAGAATTGACCTATTGCAGCCAGAGCATTCTTCTTTCTTGACTAGCTCAAGCCACTGTTTTCTTGGAATTAATTCATCCAGAGTGACTACTTCATCTTCATCGTCGTCTGGTTTTTCATCATCCCATTTGATGGTCCGGTATTTTACTTGATACATGAAGCTGTTGTTATGTTTTACTACGCTGCAACATTCTCCTGTTCCAATCTTACCTAGTAATGAATCAATCTTCTTGTCTGTCTTAAAGAAAATACGCCTGTTATCTTCATCGCTGCACATATAGACATATTGTCCTTTCTGTGAACTTTCAAACAAGCTTTCAACGATGAAGTTTATTTCTCCACCTTCCTTGTAATGAGGGGAAAGGTCATTCCAAAAACCTTTTCCAAAAACTGGAAAAAAATTTGTATGGCTTTCCCTTCTTGTTACAGAGACATAAAGATCATCACCTTTTTCTATTCCAGCAGCAGGATTATTAATATCCAAATGATATAAAGTATAACCATCGAAGTCAGATTTATCATCGAATCTGATATTATTTCTGGTAAACAGATACTCTAAAGCAGACCTTTCTGACATTACATAAATAAAGTTTTGTGTGTTTGCATACGATAATGGCCTTTGATAATTCCTGTAGAAAGTAACTTTCTTGTCATTCAAGTCATACGTAACGATTGCCATAGAACCTGCGGTAGATTTTACGGCATCCTTCACTCCCATTTCCTTTATTTTCTTACAGAAAACAGTAGAGTCTGATTCTCCTTTTTCTGTTTTGACTGCTGTAAGTGTTCCGTTATGCAATAGAATCAGGTTGCCATTTACAAGAGGCTGTGCATTCTTTTTATCTACATCTCCGACGGTGGCATAACGGCAGTGACCAAACACTGCTACTGCATCTTTAAATTCTTCTTCGAATTTTTTCCAGCCCTTTTCATAATACAGGTTCATTACAGGGCCAATAGTTTTGATGATTCGAGCATCACCATTCTTTTTGATTAGGCATAGCCCGGTGCTGTCAGTGCCCCGTAATGCAGAAAGAAGCCCCATTTGATATAGGGCATCTTTGTTGATCTCCGTTCCGTTCTTTGAAATGATTCCGTAAATTCCGCACATTTTTGTCTCAGCGGGAGAGTTTATATGCTATGAACCTAGCATAAAACAGATTGTCTGGGCAGAGAGTTTTTTTCAAGAAGCTGGCTGTTTTACCGAAGACTTTGTCTAAAAGCTTTTCATATTCTGATTGATCTTCAATCGAGTTCAAAATGTTTATAAGCTTTTTAACTTCATTGATATGAATGAACCTATGCAGCTTTGTTACAAGTTGTAAAAACCTCCGTATTTTCCTTACATCATGGGTTGTTTCCAAATGACGGAATTCTACTGTCCTGTAGTTATTTAGTGATTCCATCATGTCAAAAGCAAAGTATTTCTTCGGGGAGATTCCTACATCAAGTCCAATTACAGGAACACAATAAGGATTTGCTTTTCTTAAAGGATCTACGAATCCAAAGAATTCTTCTTCAAAAAGAATATAATATGCAAACAGAAGATAAAGTTTTTCTTTTGTTAGCCTTGAAACATTATTGTGAACGTGAATCCCGGTTCTGTGAGAAACTCTGCATTGGGCAAGGAATGGCTCGATTTCTGCCAATGCATAATCAATTCCGCTGCTGACAAGGGGAATCGAGCAGAACTCTATTCCATCCCTTAAAGAACCATCCTTTATCGTCTTCCAGTAGAAGAGTGGTTCATTTTTCAGCATTGGGTCAATGAATTTGTATCCCTCTATTTCAATTTCAATACCTATTGGGTTAGACACCCACCCCATATAGGTTTTCAATCCGGGAAATTTTTTCCTTCCATATTCGATCTGAGGATACAATTTTGTTTCTACATCCTCAGCGTGGCTATAAATTTCATAAACTATGGGCATTTTAGTCCCCACTTGTTGAGAATGAATTTAGGAACTAAATGAAATAGTCTAGGGGAAACTTCATCATTTTTATAGAAAAGTTTTCCGTCAATATAACAGAAATTACCACATATGTTTTCATGCTCCATTCCGCTAGTGATGAATGAAGCATAACTGAATAATGCGGGATTACCTTCTACCGAATCATATAGAAATTTCTTTTCTCTTTTATCGTAATAAAAGAGATTATAGTTTAATGAACTGATTCCTACTTTGAATACATTTTCGTTTTTCCTTTGTAGGAAATATATGTAGTTACTGTGTGGAAATAAACACGATGGAAAATAGAAATAAGTTGGTTTTGCCTTTGTTGATAAAAACTTTCCGCCATCCTTTTTCCACAAATTTACTATTAAATCATCTAAAGATGAGATGAATCCGAATAGAAATTCTTTATCGGTATAAACACAAGAAAAAGAGTCTCCCCATTTTCTTACGAGATCATTAATTGAATCTCCATTCACTGGGAGATTAAACTGAGGTTTATAGGGATGAGTATACATATTTATTTACCATCTCAGAGATTTCTTCGTCATTTCCTCGCAGGAGAATCTGCTGAACTTCATCAGGAACTTCTAACTTGTAGAAGTTTTCCCAAGCCGTCATGACGCAGTTGTATACCATCTCCATTGTCTGCAAACTCTGCGTCCAGAAATTACTTGGCGTCCTGTATTCTAGACCATACGGCTTGAATCGGAACGCACCCGGTCTACCGTAAAGCTCCTGCCTGCGCCGATCCTTATCCATTAGCATCAAAGGTGCATCTAGGAAAAGGTCCAGTAGTTTCACGAACCGTATCTTGTCCTCTTTGTTTCCCTTGAATCCAATGTGGATATGTCCTCCAGCAGACCTAAGGAACTTGTTTTGTGATGCTGGATTAGGATTTGGTTTACGTGTCCATGCGTTGTAATCAGGATCGCACCCAAATACCCAAGCGAACGGATTATTCATCTCCTCTTTTGGCATGATATAAGAAGGAACGATGAGTGGCTTAAGCCCCTGTTTTTGAAGTTCCTCTTTAATCTTGCTTTGGATTAGCAGATTGAAATCGAGCCACTCACTTTTGCATGTAGCTGGTGGGATGTTGTATTCAAGCAGGACGTTGTCTTCCTGAACGCAAAAAGGGAATTCTTTTCCTCGGATTTTCTCAGTAAACAAAACACGAGGTTCTTGCTTGGTGCCTCCGATCTTTCCAATTGCTGAGACTACTTTTCCATCTTCGGTTTGAAGGAACCATTCCGGATCACAGCCAAGGGAGGGATACTTCACCATTGAATTTCTCCTCTACAAGTTGACGAAGCATTTGGTTGAATTTGCAATTCTTTGGCATCCATTCTGGATGTGCCTGAATTGCAAGCGCGTTTAGTCTAGGTAGATACAGAATTTCGACATCTTTATCCACTACCTTTACAGGATTTTTGTCTTCACTCCATCGGTAAGGATACAAAGGTTCTGTAGTAGTAGCGATGATTTCTGCATCCTCGTCAGGGATCATCATCTGATGATGTGTGGAGTTAGAATAAACTTTTTCTACTCCATCTTTTAGCTTTAATTCTAGTTCATGCGGAACAGTGCCGGCATGCTTTTCTACATGCTGCCAAAGTTTTCCGCCGTGAATTACACAAAGAAGTTGAGCGCCACGACAGATGCCGATAATAGGACGTTGACTTTTTACAGCTTCATTGATTAGCTTGATCTCTTTTAAGTCACGTTGAGAAGGTTTAGCCGGTGCATTGGTATGCACAGGTTTTTGTCCGTATAGGGATGGGGAAATGTCTTCACCTCCCCATAAAAACAGTGCAGACATTTTATTGTCCTTTTCTTGGAGAATAACCGGCAAAAATTACACCCAAATTTGCTGCATCATTTATAAGCATATCCGTTTTATTCCTAAGATCTTCGATCGCTTTATCAAGCTTGAATGAGTGTAAACTGTATCCTTTTGCACTTCTTGCGAAGTTAAAGAGTGATAATCCGTGTACAGCAGCACGATCAAACAATTCTTCGTTTGTCAGGACAAGAAATTTACCTAAAGGATCTTTAGGTTTTTCTCCTGTAAGTCTCAGTGGATTTTTGACATTATTTTCGTTTTTTATTCCTACACTGGATTCATTTTCCACTGGCTGTCTGGCTAACAGCACAGCCAAGTGCATAATGTTCCATTTGTAGTTATGTTCAGGAAATTCCCATACATAACCATTGAATTTTTTCTTTTTCACGTCTTCAAATTCAGGTTCTTCGTCGGCTTGTTCTATTTTTATAACTTTTATTTCAAATGCTTTTTCTATTGTTTCGAGCCAATCGACAATGACATTATGCCTTTCCGAGATAAATTTGTTCTTGAAACCTACATACTTTAATTTCTTTTCTTTCACCAAATTCCCAAAGACACCTCCAGCACAGATACGCTCAACGAAGTGCATAGGTTTATCTTTTGTGGATGTATACAGGTAGCACATATTACATATTCTTCATGAAGTTTTTCACGACATGGTACTCATTTTTGGTCACGGGAAGGCCACCAATAAGTTTTGGACCTTCCTTGGTCCATTTGAAACGTGACCAATGATCCCATCCGGTTTTCGTGAATACATCCACGATTCCCCTGCTGACAACAAAAAACTCAACTCCTTCCACATTGATTCCTGGCATTTTTTGCTCCTATGAATGGATGACACACTTAACTTTGGAAGCCTTAATAGCTTCCATGCAAACAGGACAGGGTTTCGCGTTGCGTAATTCTCCTTTCTTGGAAAACCGGAGCACGATAAGAGTGTCCGCATCTGCTCCGCGAATCAATGCGTCCACTTCTGCATGGAGAAATTGCCTTTTGTCTTGGCCTGCTAACTTTGCAAAATAAGCTTGCTTGGGATGCGTTTTTACATACGAGTTCATCCCAACCGAGATTATCTTGTTCTTTTTTAACGCGATGGCCACGTGCCTTTGTTGACCGACCATTTTTTGCGTTATTTTCCTGCCCATCCTAAGAATGTCATCAAAAATATCACGATCAACCAAAAGGCTAAAGTTAGCCATAGCGCTAATCCCACTTTTTATTTTACACCAACTAATCCTTTAACTCGTCCTGCATTACCGAAGCCTCTACCTGAGCCATCGTAGTAGCATCCACCATGACAGTTGGCGAAGCCAGTACCATCGCCGTGTCCGTTTCCGTATCCATCACCATCTCCGTATCCGCTGCCATTTCTGACACCATAGCCATAGCCGTAGCCGTCCCCGCAACTGTAACCACATCCAAAACCCATGCCGTCGTAGTAGCCATAGCCGTACCCGTCACCACGGCCTCCAACATCTTCATCATTATCACCAACTGGTAGCATTAAAGCCCCCATTTGTCGTGAACTGGAACGGAAAACACTTCGCTGTGAGCGGGAATGTCTACATCATCTATTTTTCGAATTTCTGCGTCTTTTGGATTTCGAATCACTCCGTCGAACCCTACAGAAGACCAACGGAACACCCACACAGCGTTTGACAAGTAGATACGTCCATCCTTTCGTGTTACATCCCCTGCAAAAATCCAACCACGGTCTACAACCACAACAGCACGGTTGCCGGATGGCTTTGAATCAGCACGCACATATTCAACACCATTGATTGTGATTTTGTTTTCCTGAGTCATGATTTACTCCTTTCTAAAAAGTCATTAAGAACAAAATTACAAACCAAACGGCTAAAGTTAGCAACAGTACAAGCCCCGTTTTCATGATTGTCTCCTTGGTGAATGGTGGGCCGTACAGGATTCGAACCTGTAACCCGCCGATTATGAGTCGGCTGCTCTAACCGATTAAGCTAACGGCCCTCTTGTTCCTAAATGCGTCCTACCAGAACATCCCACAAAACTGTACTTTCCCCTCCGTAAGTAGTAATAGGGAGACGATGTAATATCCAGAGTAGGTCATCAGGAAGGTATTCTATTTTTCTACCTTCCATCAAATCTTTTGTGGCATGTGAAAAGAATTCCAGCCTTCTCGCTGAGTTATCTATTCCTCTACCTATTGCTTCAGCTACCCTGATAGATTCCATGAATTCAGGGAGATCCTGTAATCCTTGTTGACAAACGAGCCAGAGAAATTCTCTGAAGTATTTTGTAACACTCATTTTTTGCTACTCCCTTCTTCAAATTTCTTTTTTGAAAATCACAGTGCCTCCTGAAAGTACGAGAACTATTTTTCTATTCTCATCTGTGATGTATCCATTTACTGTTTTCTTTTTCAGTACAGATTCTGCCCGTTTCAGGTGGGGAGTGCCTCCGAGAAATAAGTTCCTTTCTAGGAACTTATTGCCGTTCTGGATCATTTCGATTGGGAAGTATCTCATTTTGCTTTTTCCTTTCTGGTTTTAGGAATCAAATTCGTCTTCGTCAGACGTTTGGAGTATTTCGAGAATTGCGTCGCTCGAAATTTCTCCTAAAGCTGCCAGAGACGCACTGGCATAGGCCCTAGCTACTGCTCTATGGTGAGGGTCCGAACTAGACTTCGCCATCGAGGATGCTAATTGTCGGAGCTTATTAAGGGCCTGTGCTGCTACGTCACGTTGTTCACGAATCGCTTTGATCATTTGGATTACGAAATAAGAGCACGTCCCATGATGAATGTTTTTCCGGTGATATGTGCATCACCGGATACTTGTACCTCATCAAGTAAAAAACATTTTCCAGATATTTTTGCGTTTCCGAATACCCTTACATTATTTTTCAAATACACATTTCCAAAAATTTTTGCGTTTTCAAAAACGTGAGCAAATTCCTTGATGTTCGCTTTATCACTAACCTGAGCATCGTCTGATACGGTTGCTCTATCATATACACATGCATCATCAGCGATCCAGCAGTTTCCTAGTTGTGATAGGTTCAATTCATTCTCAACCCATCCACCTAATTGCCCTGCCTTGACGTTACCGAAATCACGCAACGCTTTAATGCGGTACAAGGTTTTTCCTTCGACAATCCGTGTTTCGTCAGTGAGCACGTATTTCTTTTCCATTGGAAATCTCCTTTCTTTGGAGAAAAAAAAAGTCCACCGATTGGTGGACTACAGAAAAGAGAGGTTAATTATATTAGCCACCACTCGATGGTTGCCCCCTCTGGGAGGGCAGTAGCACCTTTGGGAATCTTTGGTCCTACATACAGGCCTACGATAGCTTTATCGTCACGGTAGAGCTTAACACTCACCCGGTTTGCCTCGATTTGGTAACCTAGGATGACAGAGAAGATTCTGGCAGTGTCGGCGTGCCTTACCGCCGATATAATCGGCGTCCACACAGTATTCAACATTAGGCGCACCGTGTCTGCGCTGATAGGTATGGGAGCACGCCCGCACCCTTCTCGTGTTTCCTCAAGCTGGGTTTCTCTGTCCAACATAGACAGAGAGAATTCGTTACAAATATAGATAGCCATTTTGGCTCCTTTCAAGGGACTGATGACAAGGCTACCTCTTCGATAGCCTTGCTCTCAATTCCTTTCAGTGCTTTCGCCGTACAGGGAATCGAAGGGCACGCCGAGGATTCGAGTGAAATCCTATTCAGGCTGCGTGCAGGATTCTCCGGCCTGTTTGGGTCAAGCACCGGGAATAGAGTCGAGGGGTTCATTTTCTATAGCGATTCTGGCCAACCGTGCGGTGACCCTCTATCGGATTTCCCGATTCCGCACTACCAGATTGTCCTACCGCGCACGGACCATCCCTTTTGGGGACTTTATGCTAGTCGCTTCGCCAACAGTGCCACGGATGCCAACCCGCAGCACTGCTGACTCGAAGGCAGGTTTCGCACTACATCGCTGGCTCTCCGACCAGCTTTCCATAGTCGCGTCTATGTCGTTCGGCACTGAATCTCGGTTTGTCTGTGGGGCATTGCTTTTATTAACTGCACCCTACCTTACGCCGTTCCAGTCCAATTGCACTAAAAATAATTTTTATACAGCGCAACTGCTTTTGCCTTTTCCCGCACCCATATGGGCAGGATCATGCGCGCCTTGCCTTCTAGTTTTTTTCTAAAAGCTTTTTCTAAAACTTTTAGAATTTTTGCATTGTGAAAGAACGATGACTGTTTTCTCAGTCTATGTTGTTATTATACAACACTTCCAAGGCTATGTCAAATTGACGCGCCGCAGCGGTTTTGCAGCTTTGGGCTTGTCGCCGCTTTTTGTTGACCGACCTTTTTCGGCGCAGTCACAGTGCGAGGAACTGGGCATAAAAAAAAACCGCACCTATGCTGGCGCGGCTGTAGGATCAAAGGACAAAAAAAAAGCCCGCGGTTAAGCGGGCTTTCTGAGTTCCACGTTATGCCGTGGCGGTTTGGGCTTCGGCCTTGGCCTTGCGAACCTTGGCTTTGGCGGGTGCGGGCTTGGTGACCGTGACGGGACCCGGCTGCCGCGACTCTGCGCCGATCGTGCGGGGCTGCGCGAGTGCTACATCGATCCTTTCGGCTTGCTTGTCGGCCTTAGCAGCCCGCAATGCGGCCAAGTCGGCGGTAGCTTGGGCATCGCCCTTTTCTGCGAAGCGGGCGATAGTCTTGATGATCAGGGTACGCTTTTCAGCGTAAGCAATCTTGCGCCGGGGGCCACGTTCAGCGCCCTCATTATAATGTTGGGCACGATACTTGGCCATAAGCGACATGGCCACGGATGCCACGGTCAGGGCTTGTGCGCGTCCCGCACGCGCCGAGTTAGCAGCATCCGAGTTATCCCCCCTTTCGGGAGCTTCCCGCCAAGCGGGATGCATGGATGCCACGAAGCGGTGCACTGCCTTATATTCAGGCGTGCCGCGCGTGAAAGCGTTATCGCCAAAGGTGTCTTCAACCTTCGGCCACAAATCCCGCCATTTGGCGGTAGATCCTTCGGTAGTCTTAACCGCCGATTGCACTTCGGCGGCCAGCTTGTCAGGAACGTTCACCGCGCCTTTGCCTTCGATTTCGACTTGCATGGTGCATTCTCCCAAGTAAGTTATGCCAGAACGTCGAAAAGGTAATCCGGTTCCAGACCGAATTCCTCGCAGAAAACCGCTTCGACGTCATCACCATCGAGCAATGCCCGATGCACTGCCTTCATTCCTTCGTTGTACTGCGCGAAAGCTTCCATATATGAAAGCTTGTCGCGTTTCATAAGAATGCGGATGATTTCCTCACGTCCAGACTTCATAGTCAATCTCCCAAGTGATGATTGTGAGCCAACCTCACAATCTAAGAAGCATTGTAGCACGGCTTAGGCAATAACGCAAGCTCGCGCTATACCGCGTTTAAGGTACTGCGCGCAGCACGTTCTAAAAGTTTTAGAAATTTCACAAGGTGAAAAGTTTGCCGATATCGCACGGTGTCGGCGCTGCTAAGTCTATGTATGGAAAAGATGTACTAGAAATCCCTTTTAAATCAATAAGATAGATCAAGCATCCATCTTTAACCTAAAAGATGGATGCAGAATACATCTTTACACAGTAAAGATGTATCAAGCATGCGCTTTTATATGATCAAGCGCATGCATCTACGCGAGCACTGCTCGCATGCTTTCAGTAGTGCCCGCGATGCAATCGGCAACGCCGAGAGCGGGCACGATCAATGCGGCAGCGATGATTAGACCCCCCGGTGGGGGGAAAAGCGGCAGCTATGAGTGGAGCGTAAGGCATCATTTCACGCTGCCGCATATTTTCAAAAAAAGCATGTATACCATAAAAATGGTATAGTATAACTATAAAAAAAGATATATTATACCATAAATATGGTATTATACCATATTTATGGGATACCTTTTTCGAATTTTGACTTGACAAAATTCGAAAAATATGCTATAATAACGTTTTATAAAAAAATAAGGCTTCGCCTTATAGCGAAGCCAAAGGACTTAATAACTATTAAGTCCATTGGCTTCGCATTGAGCGAAGCCTGCTTACCCCGAAAGGTTTTTGGGACCTTTCGGGAGCAGGCTTCGCAATACAAGTCATTAGGAAGGTACTTCAGTACCTTCCTGATGACTTGGTAAAGAGCCAAAGAAGTTGCTGTAATCCTCCGCAACTTCTTTGGCTTGATAAGAGGATTTTTAGAAAAAAAATGTTAAGTGATTCAGAAAATCTTAAAAAACTTCCTAGTCCAAAAAAGAAAAGGAAGGCAGAAAAAGGTGTCAAACACTGGTACTCCGATGCAGAGAAGCTCGAAGCTGTGAAGCTCTGGATGGTAGTAGGTAACCTTCCTACCGTAGCTGCTTCCCTTGGTATCCCATTCGATACCGTCAAGACATGGAGATACTCCAAGTGGTGGAACGATCTTGTAATCGAACTCCGTACCGAAAACACTATCAAGCTGTCCAACAGGCTTAAGAAGATTGCCGAGAAGGCACTGGACGTCACCATGGACAGGCTGGAGAATGGTGACTGGATCTATGACCAGAAAACAGGGGAAATGAAACGTAAACCAGTAGTCATGAGAGACGCCATGAACGTTGCTGCTGGATTACTAGATAGGCAAGCCAAGCTTGATGACAAACCACAAGACGAAGCTGCAAAGCAGCAGATTCAGGACCGCTTGACTGCTCTTGCTGATGCCTTCGCCAAAATGGCTAACAAGACCAGGGTGTTAGAAGTAACTGACGTAACCCCAAAGATGTTAGAACATACTAAACAGGAGTAATTCTTAAAAATGCCATTCCAGAAAAACGGTAAGCGTGATTATAAGCGTGAACATGAATGGGAATTGAAGAAAGCCAAACACCGGCTCAAGGACCGGGTGCAGCGTGTCCTTGCTCGCAGGGAAATGGAAAAAGCCGGGAAAGTACGCAAAGGAGACAACAAACAGGTTGATCATATCCTGCCTATCATCTATGGTGGCGGTAATTCTATGTCCAATCTACGGGCAGTGTCTGATAAAACAAACCTTCGTAAAGAAGCATTAAGGAAACAGAGAGCTAGCCGATGAGCCCCCTTGAAATACTGGCAAGGCGTTATGATGCCCAAATGGCAATGCCCCGTGAGGAAGAATTACGTTTCCTCAACGATCCCAAATATAAGGCACAGAAAATCTACAACGTCTATGCCAGGGAGTTTGTAGATCCTGCTGGCCGTATTCCGATGTATGGTTCAGTTCCTGCAACCGGGAATCCTTTCGTGCAGGGATTTACCAAAACCTATTACTACAAGCCACCCACTGGTAATCCATATGAGGATAGGGCTGCTGCCTTCGTAAATCCACTGGAAAAGGGTGCAGAAACCATGTTCATCAATCTTGGAGATGATTCAATGGATCCGGGATTGAGGGATCTGCATGAAGCTGATCACCTTTGGAACGTTCGTGGGCAGCGCGCTGGTGTACAGAGAGACCGGGAATTTGCCAAGCGTGCTGGAATTCCTACTGGAGAATTCGTAGCCAGGTATCTTAAGGTACTCCCATATCTAAGGCAGAAATACCCTGAACTGAATACTATTGGATATGGACATGAGAATACGATAAAAAGCAAGGAACTGGAAAACGATCCATATACGCAATTCAATGAAATCATGGCTACCCTTGTAGGACTGGAAATGAAAAATGGGGTTGATCTTACGAAAGATCCTGTTTTACAGGAAACATTGTTCAATCCTCGTACAGCAGAAGCATACAAATCACTCACAGGTTGGAGATCAACCAGATGGGATGCAAGAGATCCTGAACCTATGAAATGGAGACCTGAATTGGTTTCCGATATTTACAAAAGTTTGGTGAAATAATATGCCAAAAGCAATGGAAGAAAAACTCAAGAAAGAAGCAAAGAAAAAGGGACTCAAAGGAGAAAGAGCCGACGCATACGTGTATGGCACTTTGCGTAAAACTGGTTGGAAGCCACAAAGAGAGCGTAAGTCCCGGTGAAACTTACTGCTGACATAGTCGCAGGTTTCGTAGGCTCTGTACTATCAAAACGATTCGATAATGCAACCGCAATCCCTGAATTTCATCGTGAAATCTGGGAAATGGCTTGCTCGGAGCACAAGAACGTAGCTATTGGTGCTCCACGAGGCCATGCAAAAAGTACTGCTGGAACTTTGTCGTATGGCCTTGCTGAACTCCTTTTCAGGTCTTCCAAATTTTGTCTAATCGTTTCCGACACTGAGGCACAGGCAGCGATGTTCCTCGGTGCTATGAAGGCAGAGATAACCGAAAACGAAGATCTGATCGAGTTGTTCGGAATCAAGAAGAACGAGAAAGGAGAAGTAAAACTAGTAAAAGACACGGAAACAGACATGATCGTGGAAATGAGCGATGGATACATGTTCCGTGTCATTGCAAAGGGTGCTGAACAGAAACTCCGTGGTCTGAACTGGAACGGCACCCGCCCTGATTTGATAATTGTGGACGATCTTGAGAACGACGAACTGGTAATGAACCAGGATCGCCGTGAAAAACTCCGTAGATGGTTCATGGGTGCTCTGATGCCCTGCCGCTCTCCAACAGGGAAACTTAGAATGTGGGGAACGGTTCTTCATCATGATAGCCAATTGAACCGCCTATTGCCACGTGACAGTGATAAATTCGTCAAACATTCTCCACTAAAGACCTGGATAGAGTGGCCAGATAAGCGCGTGAGAGGCTGGTATTCGGTGAAATACCGTGCCCATGATGAAGAAATGAAGCATTTCCTTTGGGAGGAGCGTTTTCCAAAGGAATACTGGGTAGCAGAGAAAGAGAAATATGCCAGTGATGGTGCTCTTGATCTGTATTCTCAGGAGTATCTGAACAATCCAATTGATGAATCTGTTGCATATTTCAAGCGTGGAGACCTTCTTCCGATGACGGAAGAGGATTACAAGAAGCCGGTAGTCTATTATTGCACGGTGGACTTGGCAATTTCTACTGAAACAAGAGCTGACTGGACCGTATTTTGTATTGCTGGCGTTGATGAAAACAAAATTCTGCACATCAAAAACATCATACGCGAGCGGATGGATGGCAGAGAGATCGTAGATACGCTGCTTAATCTGCATAAAATCTACGATTTTGCGGCAGTTGGCATAGAAGAAATGATGATCTCCAAGGCAATTGGTCCATTTCTTCGTGAAGAGATGCAGCGTCAAGGCATCTATCCACCAATAGTCCAGCTTAAACACAAAGGGAAAGACAAAGTTCAGCGTGCTCGTGTGATTCAGGCACGGATGCGAGCCAAGACAGTCAAATTCGACAAGAAATCTGACTGGTATAACTTATTGGAAGAAGAACTTGTCATTTTTCCAAGGGGAAGACATGATGACCAGGTGGACGCATTGGCGTGGCTTGGCATGCTTCTTGACTACATTACTGAAGCACCGACACAGGAAGAAATAGAGGAAGAAGAATATAACGATGAACTACAGCGATCAGGTCTCACCATATCAGGAAGGTCAGCAATCACAGGATATTAAGCTTCTTTCTCTTATCGAGGAAGACAACCTCGCAGAAAAAATTGACGAGGATAAGCTAAGAAAGATTGGCATGGATGCCAAATTGGGCTTTGATGCTGATGAAACCTCACGTAAACTGTGGCTGGATGAGACACAGGAATGGATGACACTGGCAAAACAGACTCGGGAAGAGAAAACATGGCCTTGGGTTGGTGCCTCTAACGTCAAATATCCCTTGATTTCCACTGCTTCAATGCAGTTTTCTGCCAGGGCTTATCCATCCTTGGTGCCCAGCGACGGTAACATTGTCAAAGTCAAAATCATCGGTAAAGATCCTGATGGACAAAAAGCAGCAAAAGCAGACCGTGTCTCCAAATACATGTCTTGGCAGTTGATGTATGATATGCCAAGGTGGGAAGAAGACATGGACCGGCTTCTCATGATGCTTGCCATCACTGGTGTTGTATTCAAAAAGATCTACTATAGCAAGGAAAAAGACAAAATTGTCTCTGAACTCGTGTATCCAGAGAACTTTGTGGTAGATTACTGGGCACAGGATCTGGAAACTGCTGAACGGTTCTCCGAAATCCTATACATTCATGAACGAGTTCTCAAGGAAAAACAGAAATCTGGCGAATATCTGGACATTGATCTTGGATCTCCACCAGTCACAGAGAAACCTCTGAACAAACCAGATGGTGTTATGCCAGAATCTCTGGTTCCTTACAAGATCATTCAGCAGGGAACTTGGCTTGATCTTGATGATGATGGAATTAAGGAGCCTTATACAGTAACTTTCCACTATGAATCCAGCAAAGTTCTGCGAATAGTTCCTCGATTCCTTCCAAAGGATATCGTTACTAATGATAAAGGGGAAATTGTACGCATTAATGCCATGTGCAATTACATAAAATTCCCCTTTATCCCGAATCCAGATGGAAGTTTCTATGATCTTGGATTTGGACACCTTCTTGGTCCACTGAATGAGTCAGTAAATACCCTAATCAACCAGCTTGTAGACTCTGGTACACTGGCAAACCTGCAAGCTGGTTTCGTTGGCAAGGGACTAAGGCTCAAAATGGGGTCTTCTCCTTTGCAGCCGGGGGAATGGCGGGCAGTAAATGCTGCTGCCGATGACCTTCGTAAGCAGATGGTCCCAATTCCATCAAAAGAGCCTTCAAGTGTGCTATACCAACTTCTTGGTATGCTTATAACTAGTGGGAAGGAACTGGCATCCGTGGCAGAAATCTTCGTAGGCAAGATGCCAGGGCAGAATACTCCTGCAACCACTACGATGGCATCTATCGAGCAGGGTATGAAGGTATTTACTGCCATCTACAAGAGGATTTATCGGGCTCTTGACAAGGAATTCAAGAAGATTTTCTACCTGAATAGCGAGTATCTGGACGAGAAAACATATATTGCCGTTCTGGATGATCCAGTAAATCCAGACGATTTCAACAAGGATCTGTATGATATCTGTCCTGCGGCAGATCCAAATGCTTCTTCACAACAGGAGAAACTACAGAAAGCAGTTGCTCTACTCGATCTGCTGCCAATTGGTACCATTGATCCTGTTGAGGTAACTAAAAGGATCTTGCAGGCTCAGGAGCAGCCAAATTGGGAAAAACTTATCCCTGGTCTGGCAGAGACTGGCTCTCCACAAATTCAGCAAAAACCTGATCCAAAGATGCTTGAGATGCAGATGAAGATGCAGGCAGAACAGGCCAAGAGCCAGATGGATATCGCTGCAAAACAGAAGCAGGCGGAACTCGATCAAAGAAGTAAAGAAGCCGAATTGGCAATGAAGCGACAAGAACATGCCATCGATCTACAGAAGAAGATCATGGATGCAAGACTTCAGGCAGAGGCTGCAAGACATAAACAGTTAATATTCATGAGAGATGCCCAAAACAAGATGGCTCTAAAAGATGCACAGCATCAACAGCAACTGCAACAACTTAAGGAGAAATCAACATTAGCACCGAAAAAACCGAGTGGCTCGAATGGGAAAGGCACCCAATAACAGCAGCAATAAAAAAAGAATTCCTATCAAGAATTGAGTTATTTACTCAACGATTGATAGAAGAGGCAGGAAAAGATCCTGCAACTGATGCAAGAATAGCTGGGCTTATTCAAGGATATAAAGACTTTGTTTATGCTCAGTTGGAAGATATAGAAACGGAGGTATGATGCTAGAACCTTGTGGATATAGAATCCTTGTAAAAACCAAGAGTATTACAGAAGTAGATCCAGTCTTCAGTAAAGCAAAAAAATCAGGTATCGTAATTCCGGAAGAGCATGGAGATATCATGAAACAGCAGCTTGCAATTGATCGTGGAGAAGTTCTGGCAATTGGACCTTATGCTTTCCATGATCTTGGCGGTGCAGAAGCGAATAAAGTCAAAGTTGGATCTACAGTAATTTTTGCAAAGTATGCAGGAAAAGTTGTAGAACATAATGGCCAACGTTATGTGTTACTAAATGACGAAGACGTTGTGGCAGTAATCAATGGAGAGCAACAATGAGTGAAGAACTAAAAGTTGAAGTACAACCAGAAGTAAAAGAAGAAGTAAAGCAGGAACCTGAAGCAGAACAAACTCAACAATCAGAATCTGACATTCCTGATGTTGAGTCTCAGGCACGAGAGCTTGGATGGAAACCTAAAGAAGAATTCTATGCCGATCCGAAGAATAAAAATAAACCTTGGCGAACGGCAGAGGATTTTCTTGATAGGAAATCTTTCTTTGACAAAATCGAAAGTCAAGCTCATAAAATTGACAGCCAGGCAAGAGAAATTCGTGAACTCAAAAAGGGAATGCAGGCAATGGCGGAGCATAACCGCCGCATTGGTCAACTGGCTTATGAAAAGGCTTTGCGTGAACTAAAAGAAGAACGAGATCGCGCCATTGAGGAACAGGATCTCAAGAAAGTCGAGGAAATCCGAGACAAGATGGAGAACCTGAAAGAGAATCAGCGGCGAATCGAGTTGGAGGCTCTTAAAGAACAACAAACAAAACAAGAGCCAAATGAACAATTTGCCAAATGGGTAGAGCAGAATAAATGGTATACCCAGGACAATGACATGAGAGTGTTTGCCGATGGTTATGCAATGCACCTTTGGAATTCTGGTATCCGTGATCCAGAGGAAGCACTGCCAATGGTAGAGAAAAAGGTCAAAGAAATGTTTCCTAACAAATTCAGGAATCCAAACAAAGATCGTGCTCCTACTATCGAGGGCGGTTCCAGAAAAGATGTAAAGAAATCAGATAACTTTACCTTAACAGAAGAAGAGGAAAAGATCCTCAATACAATGCTCCGAGCAGGAGCCCCAATTACTCGGGAAGAGTATATCAAGCAGTTAAAAACATATAGGGGATAATATGGAAAAAGATATTGCGCCCAAAGAGCCAAGAGGCCGAAAAGTTCGTCAACGAGTTGGAGTCAAAGATCGACTCATGATTATTAATAAAGATCCTAGTAAGGTATATCGGTTAGTAAATGCAGATCCTGCTCGCATTTATCAAATGCAACAGCTTGGTTATGAAATCGAGCAGATCGCAAACCATGTACCTCAAGGATTACGTGCTTCACTTTCTACGACTACTGATAATTCTATTCCTGTTGGTGGGGGGCAGACCCAAGTCCTCATGAGCACACCAAAAGAGCTATATGAAGAGGGCCAGCAGGAAAAGGAACAGACAGTTAAGGAAATTGAGGCCGGACTTAAGCCAAAAGCTTCAGAAGGCCAATATGGTTCCATTAAAATTGAAAACAAGGGATGAGCTATTGGCCGAGAAGCTTCCATGATTTTAGGAGGTTTTAATGGCAAACGTAAGTCGTCCAACTGGGTTTCGCCCAGTTCGATTCCTTTCTGGTGCGCCTTATAATGGTAAAGTAAATCTATACTTCATTCCAGCATCAGATTCAACTGCTATGGCAGTTGGTGATCTTGTTGATCTGGCAGGAAGTGCAGATTCTAACGGCGTTCCAACCATTGCACGCGCAACAGCGGTCAATGGCCCATTCCTTGGTGCTATTGTAGGTTTTCTTCCTTCAGGCACTAACCCTGTAGACGGTGTTCTTGGTACAGGAACGGCAGATCTTTCTCTGTCCGGTTTCCGTCAAGCTTCTACTGCTCGTTATGCACTTGTTGCCGATGATCCAGATCTTATCTTTGTGGCTCAGGCAAGTGGTGCCTTCGCTGTAGCAGATACCGGTCTAAATGCCAGTGTTTCACTTGGCACTGCTGCTTCAAATGGCGGCGCTGGCATGTCTAACATGCAAGTAGATATGTCAACGAAAGCAACAACTGCCACACTTGGTCTGCATATTCTTGGTGCAGTTCGTAGTGTCGAAAACGATCTGAATGACACTTCAAACCTAAAACTTGAAGTCATGATCAATCAGCATCGTCTAGGCAAGGGTGTTGCCGGTGTATAATGGAGGATAACCTATGGCTCTAATTACTACTGGCAATTTTGCAAAAGCGCTATGGCCTGGTGTAAATGCCTGGTACGGAAAAGCGTATAATGAATACCCTGTCGAGTATGATAAACTCTTCGATAAATTTACGTCTCGGCGTAATTTTGAAGAAGATGTTGGTGTATCGTCATTTGGTCTGGCTATCCAGAAAGCCGAAGGTGCACCAGTATCATATGACTCAGAGCGTCAGGGATTCATTACTCGGTATACGCATGTCGTGTATGCCCTTGGCTTCTCGGTTTCTCGTGAGGCTATGGAAGATGACATGTATGACATCATTGCACAGCGGCGTGCTCAAGGTCTTGCATTCTCAATGCGCCAGACCAAGGAAGTTGTTGGTGCAAATGTCTATAACCGTGCATTCAATCCATCTTATCCTGGCGGCGATGGCGTTTCTCTGATCAACACCGCACATCCAAATGTGGCGGGCGGCACTCAATCAAACCGTCTCTCAGTTGACTCGGATCTTTCCGAGGCAGCTCTTGAGCAAGCTTGCATTGATATTCAGGGATTCCGTAATGACCGTGGTCTACTGATCGCTCTTCGCCCGACGTCACTTATCATTCCCTATACCCTAGAGTTCGAGGCTCATCGTATTCTAAAATCAGTTGGCCGTACTGGTACTGATCTGAACGATCCCAATGCTCTGAAAGAGATGGGGATGATCAAGAATATCGTGGTAAGCCACTTCCTGACTGACACGGACGCCTGGTTCCTTCGTACCAATGCCCCGCATGGTATGAAGTACTTCGAGCGTCGTGCCGATGAATTTACTACCGACAATGACTTTGATACTGAGAATGCCAAGTTCAAAGCCACGGCTCGTTATTCATTCGGCTGGTCAGACTGGCGCGGTCTATACGGCTCACCAGGTGCGTAATAAAACAGGGGGATAACTTCCCCCTGTTTTGAGGAGTCGATATGCCACTCACAGTTAATATCTCATATCCAAAAGTTAGAGATGTTTATACCAAGGTAATACCAATCCTACGTACTGATAACGCGACAGTAAAATGCGTATTGCCAAAAAATGCGGTTATTACTCAAGTAATGGTAAACCAGACATCAAACGCAGTTACTGGAGCGGGCTCATTCAGTCTAGGATGGAGTGGTAGTGCAAATGCACTGATTAATGCATTTTCTATGGCAACTACCAAAGTTGGTTTGGTTGCTCCGGGAACTGCGGTTGGTGCGTCTGTTGGTACCCAACTTACCGAAGATAAACAGATCATTTCAACCTATACGGTTGGAACATCCACCGCTGGCGGCGAGGGCTATGTACTCATCGAGTACTTCGTCCCAGGCTCTGGCGAAGGTATGTATGACTAATTAGGGATGGGGGGATTATTCCCCCCTCTCTTCCAAAGGAAGATAAATGCGTTCTAAATCAGTCACATTATCTGCTGTTGGTGTTTCCAACTGGATTCCAGTCAATTGGAAACAGCGACCAGTGAATATTGGTGTAGCTGTTGATTTCAGTTCCGGTGCATCTGGAATTACTTACGAAGTACAGCATACATTCGATGATCTTGGAAAAAAGACCCCAATTACAAGTATTTCAAGATCTGGAAATACTGTTACTGTCGTTTTTGCCAGTGACCATCTTGTAAATGCAAATGATTCCATTGTAGTAGAGGGATCAGGAATTAGTGGAGCAGATGGAGTATTTCCTGTTGCTTCTGTTGTAAACAGCACCACTCTTACTTATACTACGTCAACTTCAGGAACTGCTACTGGCAATACAGACACACGAGTAACTTTACTTCGTGTATTCCCACATGAATTTCTCACAAATAAAACAGTAACAGATGACGGTAACTATGCTTTTCCTATTACTGCGGTTAGACTGTCTGTTTCAGCATTAACTGCTGGCGCAGCCACACTAACTGTAATTCAAAGCGGAGCTTAATATGCTATTGAAACGAGTCTATGAAGACGGCCGTTGCACCAAAGTAGAGATTAAACATACTGGTTTCGATAGAGAACAGAATTTCTCTACCAGACTTGTTTCTGGTGCAATGGCCGAAGGCTGGATGCGAATGGATGATAAGCACATTTATATAAAAACTACGGAAGAGGAACTTGTTTACAAAATAAACAAGCGTCCTGGCTACTATTGTTGCTTTGATGATAAATATTTTGAATCTGTAGATATGGTCAAAGCATGGGTTGAATCTAATTATAAAGGTAAAGAATCTCCAGATCCACAGAACCCGCTTGGGTATAAGAAACTAAATCATTATGAGTGTGTTCTTGAAGCGCACCAGCATGAAAAATATAAAGCAAACAAAAAGGACAATTCTCCCGGATTTATGAAAAAACTGAAGGAAATGATTTATGGCTAACATGGTCATGAATATTGCCCTTGGGCGTGTAGCGGAACTGTATAATCGTGTGGATACAAATGATCCTGCAAACTCAGTATTAGTAGTTATTGCATGGAACGCATCTGCATCTGATGCTACTATTAAAGACGTGGATACTGTAGCTGCGTTGGAAGCAACATCAGGAGTGGATGAAGTTACTAATACCGGTTATGCGCGCAAAATCTTATCTGATGCAGATCTTGTTGCATTTGCTCCAGATGATGTTAATGATCGTGTCGATCTTGATATTCCAGATCAGACTTGGACAGGAGTAGCAGCAGGAACAAACTGGACAGATCTTGCAATTTGTTACGATAATGATTCTACTTCTGGAACAGATGCCAACATCATTCCTCTGACCTGGCATGATTTCGTAGTCACACCTGACGGATCGGATATTACAGCACAAATTGCCGCTGCCGGTTTCTACAGGGCACAATAATGAAAAAAACCATTTTGGTAATCCATAATTTAGTTTCGTTATCTATATTTGTAATTTTATTAACATCGTTCTCAGTTGCGTTTGCTGGAGATGTACGAGCATGTCATGTAAATCCTGATGACATTATGAGGAACGCTGATGGAACTATCAAAAGGAGTCAAACAGCAAAGCACAAGTTCATGAAGGAGCACCCATGTCCATCTACTGGCCTTACTACTGGCTCGTGTACAGGGTGGTATATTGACCACGTCATCCCTCTGGCTTGCGGCGGGTGTGACGACACTGTCAACATGCAGTGGCTCCCTGAGGCCATGTGGAAGGACAAGAGCAAGTGGGAACGCAAAGTCTACTGTGGAGGGTTATGAACCATGAAGAAGTCTCTCCTGATTCTGAATGACTTGGTGATCGCAATCGTAGTCGAGATTATCTCGTGGCCTCTGGCGCTCTTGGTTCCAATCGTGGCACTCTTTGCCAAGTGGGACGACAAGCCGACGACTTGGACCGGAGGTGCGGACGACTACGAACACCCTGCTATCCGTGGCGACCTGCCTCGGTGGGCATACATCTGGGGGACTCCTGACGAGCGGCTGCCAGGTGACGTTCGTATGCCGCAGACGCGCGAAGTGCTCGAATGGGCAACCAACAAGTTCGGAGACAAGGTTGGCCGCTACCTGACGAGCGTCTGGTGGCTTTGGCGCAACCGCATGTATGGCCTCTCGTGGGTCACCAGCGCACGACCGAGCGACGGAGAGTTTGACAAGCCGCAGACGCCCGGGCTTGTGTGGCGCGAGAGCGAAGGCATCTGGCGGTGGTGGAACAGGTTCGGTCCTGTTGAACTTCAGGCTGGGTGGAAGCCACATAGGGCAGACGAGAAGGCGCACACGCAATATGGCCCGTTCGTGGTGATCAGGTACGTATCGGTAAGGAAGGCAAAGTAAATAATGGCTCTCAACGTAGACATACCGTTCGCCACCCGCCACACTGGAACTTATGATCTGCAAATCATTGATGACAAGTATCTTGATAATATCGTATGACAACACGAACTGACAATTTTAATCGTGCGAACGAAACACCACTGGCTTCTCCGTGGAGCACTTGCTTCGGGGGTGGTGTGCGTCTGGTGTCAAACGCCGTCACCAATGTAGCTAATACTGAATCTGGAAGCTACTACTCCGACACGTGGGGCGCAGATCAGGAGTCGATGGCTACCGTCGGCAACCTGTCGCCTAACACCAACTATGCGGAACTTCTTGTCCGCGCCGACGGAAGCGGGAACGCATTCGCGCTGACCACTGACGGACAGTCCGGGGCGGGACACACAGAATTCGCCCGGTGGAATGCAGGGACTTACACATCCCTTGGTGGAGTAGCAACGACCTTCGCAAACGGCGACAAGATGCGCCTCACTGTCAGCGGGTCGTCTGGCTCGATCACGCTGACCGCATATAAGGACTCAGGCAGCGGGTGGGTGCAGGTCGGCCAGATCACAGGCCAGACTGGGCCAAACAGCGGAGCGCCCGGCGTCGGCGCTTACGGACTCGCCACGGTGGACGACTGGACCGGCACGGATGGCGCGGCCTCCACGACACTCGACCAGAAGGTCTACCGCTACTTCAATGACGACGGCAGCGAGAGCGGGAGCACGGCGATGGCCTCACAGAATACAGATGTAACCGTGTCTCCAGGAGGCGTCTTCCGAATCCGTTTTGGAATTCAGGCAACTGGTGACCCAACTGGAAAACAATTCCGCCTCGAATACGACAACGTGGGCGGATCGAACTGGAGACAGGTACCCTAATGTTTCATACAGTTTCACGGGTAGCAGAAAGCTCGACTAGTACAGGCACCGGCGACTTCACGCTCGCTGGAGCGCTGGCTGGGCACATCCGCGCGAACCAGATTCCGAATATCACGGTCAACGACTTCTTCGACTACCTGATCGAGTCAGTCGATGCAAACGGTGTTCCGAACGGTGCTTGGGAAGTTGGTATCGGCACCTATAGCGCAGCGAACACACTCTCTCGCACCATTGTCACCGAGTCGAGCAACAGCGGATCGCTTGTCAACTTCGGCGCGGGCACGAAGTACGTTTACCTGAGCCCCATCGCTCTGCGGTTCGGCCTAAACCGTAGCAGGTGGGCGTTTTACGAGACGGATTTCCTCGGTCCGGCAGGCGCGGCTACGCTAGAAGCGGCGTCGATGATCTGGGACGTGGCACTCATCGGCGCTGGCACTCAGGTCAAGGTCGCTGGCACCGCAGGGCACCCCGGACAGTGGAGACCTTCATCTTCCACGACTGCGAACAGCGGCGCATACGTGCTTACTGATACGACCGCTTTCTCCATCGAGGGTGGAGAGGTCAGCGAATTCATCATCAACCCGCAAACGAACACAAATACCACGATCCGTGCGGGGCACCACAACGCGACAACCGCGACCGCGCCGACCAACGGCGTGTTCTTCGAGATCGTTGCTGGAGCGGTTACAGGAATCTGCCGCAATGCTGGCACTCAGACAGCGACAGCGACGCTCGCAACGCTATCGACTGCGACGTGGTACAGGCTGAGATACCGCGTCAACCTTGCCAAGACAGAAGCTCTGTTCCAAGTCTTCAGTGAGTCTGGAACGCTGCTCGGCTCCGGCACCGTGACGACGAACATACCTACGGCTGCCAACACAATGGGTCATGGGTTGATCGCCACTAACAGCGGCACGACCGCCGTTGCGCTCGTGATCGTGGACTATATGTCCCTCGCGTCTCTCCGTCGCCTGACGAGGTAATAGAATGCAGTGGCGCGTATACGGGCGGCTTCCGTATGCGCCCGGCCTGAAACCTCCATTAGAGGCGGAGGTTCACCTCGTCGATTCGACGTTCATCGCTGCTGGTGCTTCGACGAGCACGACGCAGCGGCTGACGGGGCTCACCGGCACCTTCACCGCTGGCCGGATCAGTGACGACACGAATCCGCTACCAAGCATCGACATCGGCAACAACGGCAACACCGAGGTCGAGTTCTGTGTCAAAATCTCAACCTCGGTAGCCAATGGCACCCAGTTTAAGTTCCGCATTACGGACAATGGGACGCCACTAGATACCTATACTGTTACACCTAACGTTACAGTTAATACAGGTGGAGGTCATATAGTATCGGTAGGGCAAGTAACAGAAACAGATTCTGTTTTTGCCATATCGAAAATAAAGACAAAAGCAGTAAATCAGGCTTCAGAGACAGATACTGCTCAGTCAATAACAAGATTAAAAACAAGAGTAGTAGGTCAAGTTTCAGAAACGGATGCAGCATTTGCTGTATCCAAAATCAAGACAAAACTTGTAGGACAAACTTCAGAAGCAGATCTTGCCCAACCAATTTCTTTTGGTGGAGCAAAGATAATAACAGTAAATCAAGTAACAGAAACTGATACTGCATTTGCTGTATCAAAGATAAAGTTAAAATCCATTTCTCAAACTAATGAGACTGATACTGCAAATGCAATTACAGTTCATAGTGTAAAAATCAGAATAGTAAACCAAGTTACTGAAACGGATACTGCAAATTCAGTATTCAAATTAAAGTTAAAAGTACTAACACAGATTACAGAAGTAGATACAGCAAATCCAATCAATTGGAATCCAAAGAAAAGATTGGTATTGTCTGTAACAGAAATTGATACAGCTAATCCTATTTCTACAGGATTAATAGAAAGTAAAAGTGGGGTTTCTGTAAAATTTATTGACGGTGTGTCACTACCAGATGGGGTAACACAAGGAAAACATGTCAGTTTGGATGATTAAATGGACTTTACAAATATAATAATCTTGGGACTAACTACAGGACTTGGTGTTCTTGGGTTTCTGGTCAAATCTCTTTATTACAATATGAGAGAAAATATGGTAGAACAACGAAATGAACTTAAAAAAATTGAGAATGAACTTCAACAAGTAAAAGTAGATTATGTTCATAAATCTGATTTAATTGCTATAAAAAATGAAATTATGGCAAGATTCGATAAATTTGAGGATAGACTTGAAGCCTTAAGAAAATGAAAGATTACTATAAACCTGGTACATGGAATGTAGTTTGTCCAGTCTGTGGGCAGAGATTCAAATCTGATGAAATGAAGAAAAGATGGGATGGTTTATGGGTATGCCGCTACGACTGGGAACCACGTCATCCGCAGGATTTGATAAAAATCAAAGCAGAAGAAACGAACAAAGTTGCGTTTTCTTATCATGAAACTGAAGCAGATGTTTCTCCATCATGGTCTATTCCATTTGAATCAGTTCCACCTGGTACATTTGACAACGGATTGTAAAATATGGCAACACTAACTCTTAGGCTTATAAAAGGAAGTACACTAACCTTCAGTGAAACTGACAATAACTTCACTGCTTTGAACAATGAAAAAATAGAAAGGGACGGCTCCATTCCCTTTACTGGAGCACAACCTTTTGTTGCAGGTACTGTTTCTGCACCTGGAATTACAATAGTTGGTGATACCAATACTGGTGTCTATTCTCCAGCAGCAGATCAGCTTGCAATTACTTGTGGCGGCACACAAAGAGGTCTTTTCTCCTCTTCAGGTCTAACAGTAACGGGTACTATCTCTGGAACTCTTTCTGGAGATGGATCTGCAATAACTAATCTTAATGCTAGCAACATTTCATCTGGAACGCTATCAGATGCTCGCCTAAGCAGCAATGTACCTCTAAAAAACGCTGCAAACACGTTCACTGCAAGCCAGTCTATCACCGGAAGCAGCGGAATTGCGCTTACAGTCAGCGGAGTAGCCACACAATACGCAGCATCGTTTAACGGTGGAACTGCTGGCTCTGGTAATCTTAGTGGCATAGATGTATACGGTTCAACAAATGGATACATAGTTAGCTCGTTCAGAAATACGCACGCGAGCGGATTCACTGCTATTGAAGTACATGGGGCGAATGGGGCCTCAAGTGCATTCGTTGCGGCCCACCCAACAAAGGCCGTCTTCGGGTCAAACACGAATACCCCGACTGAAATCTGGACAAACAACACGCCACGTGTTGCGGTTTCACAGAACGGTAACGTCACGATTGCTGCGCCAGTATCAGGCACAGCACTAGCAGCTAATGGACGGGCTCTCACTACTCCAGTAAACGTTGCATTTAGTGCTACACCGACATTTGATAGCAGCCAGTCGAACACGATCTACTTCGGTACGATGACTGCCAATGTCACTTCGATGACGATCACGAACGCTGTGGATGGTGCCCAGTTGCAGATCCGGTTTGTGCAGGATGCTACCGGTGGGCGTACTGTGACACTGCCAAGCAACGTACAGGTCAGTGGCTCTCTCAACACCGCTGCAAATGCAGTAACGTGGCTTGTGTTGACTTATGTGTCTTCCGCATCGCGTTGGGAAGGCACTTGGACTCGGGTGAGCTAAGATGTTTAGTAGGCCGATGTTCATGAGTGGAGGAATCGTGAATCCACTTCCAGGAGTGACTTTAAGTTATATTCACAGTCCGACGGCCTCGTCAAGACTTCGGATCAGCACTGACGGATGGGTCCGGCACGCCACCACTACAGGCACTACTCAGGTACATCAGTGGCATACTGGCGGTGGAGACACGTCTCTTTTTGTCCGCTTCACTCTCATTAGTGGAGATACTCCAAACGTCGGAACCCTGAATACGTGGCAACAACTAAATGCAGACCGAGATATTGGATATTCGGTCTCATCTACCGGAATTGCAAGTGGTGTCATTAAAGTAGAAATAGCTACGGATTCGGGAGGAACTAATATCATCTCGACAAGTTCACCAAACTACACTGTTTCGGCTGAGGTACCATAATGCCTACTTCCAATTCTTATGACTGGACGTCATCAAGAGATTCAATAATCTCTGCTGCCTTTAGAAAAATAGGGGCATTAGGAGATTATGAAACAATTGATAGTACCAGATTGAATATAGGTATTGCCGCACTGAATCCCATGATAAAGGCATTAGCAGCACAAGGAATGCCTCTTTGGGCAATTTCTGAAAAATACATTGCAATGTCTAACTGGGCTTCAAATCCATCAGTAACCATTGGTCCCGGAGCCACGATAAATCAGGTAGATAAACCTCTAAAAATTCTACAGGCAGTTCGTAGGGATAACTCTGTCACTAGTCAACCATTGGATGTTCCTCTTGAGATCACTACTTATGAGGATTATCAGGCACTGTCATCAAAGAGAGCGTCTGGGGCACCGATAAAACTATTCTATCTTCCTGGTGCATATAGTGGGACAATTTCTCTATGGCCGATGCCAGACTATTTCTGGCAAACGAACGGGCAATTATATATCAGGTATCATCGTCAATTTCAGGACTTCGATTCCAGCAGCGATGAGCCAGACTTTCCTGTTGAATGGCACGAAGCACTTATTTATCAACTTGCATCGAGGCTTGCTCCAGAATATGGATTGTCATTGAATGAACGAATTGTTCTGAAAAAAGAAGCAGATTCTATTCTAGAGGCTGCATTATCTTTTGGAACGGAAGAGGGATCATTTTTCATTACTCCTGCACGACGTAGGTAAGCATGGCTTTTACTGATACTCCAGAATCTTCCACACACCATGTCAAAGCTCTGCCAATCATTGGCGGGCAAACTATTGCTGGAGATGTTGGACCAGGAACAGCAGAAACATACACTCCTGTTTATCAAGGACAACGGTTTATCAACTGCTATCCTAAAAGAATCGTATTGCAAAATACAGATGATAAATGGGTATTAACCAAGTGTCCTGCAATTATCCCACAATCCAAGTCATTTCCGTCATCTGGCTCTGATGAAATTACTGCTGTTTCTTCTGATGGACAGTATATCTGTAAAGGCAGAAGGATTTACCTTAATGATGAAGTTCCTGTTCTAGATTTTACTGGAGCAGATAACTATACTTTCAAATCAATGTTCCAGGTTACAAACCCGTCTGGAACTGATCGGCTGTATGCAGGAATCCTGAAAAACAATACGACGAATACACTGCATTCTTATCAATATAATGCTACTGCAAAAACAATTACAGTTTCCAGTTCTCTTTCGTTTGGAAATACTTCTACCAATGCTCCACATCAATCAGTATTTTACAATGGAAGGTTATTTTTAATAGGAAAAGACTTAAGGATCTATAATACTCCTCCTGGGCAGTATACTACCTGGAATAGCACTGACTATATTGTCCCAGAAGCAAGAGGAGATGATCTTATCGCTATTTTGCTTTATAAAAACTATCTTGTTGCTTTCTCTACACAAAGTATAGAATTCTTTCAGGATGGTGCTATTGAGCTTGGTTCTCCTCTTGTTCGACAGGAAGCGTATCAACAACTCTATGGCGTAAAAATAGCGAATAATATCACACAGTCTGGTGATAACATTTATTTCCTATCTTATGAAGATAGATTTGGATATGGTATCTATAAGATAGATAACTTTGTCGTAAAACGAATTTCGAATTTTTATGTAGATTCTCTGCTCAATAACGAAAGTGTTACAGGTGCTCAACCATTCAACACAACGCTGTACATGGCAGATTTCCATGGCGATCCTGTTCTATTATTTAACTGTGGATTCGGCGCTGCCTTATACGTTGACCAAGGATACGTACAATCAGGTTATGTTGGAGAAACTCAGACAGTAAAGGGATTTCCTTACATAAGCTACAGCACAAAGCAAAACCAATGGTTTGATTTTGTTCCATCAGACTCATCTGGTTACTTGTGGGGAATCGAAGTAAAACCACCTGGGTTTATTCAACTGGCCCCAACTGCTGATAACGCACAATGGAAAACCTATTTTGTGTCATCCTACTTGAGTAATGGTACTGTCAATTTTTACTACATAGACAAGTTCTATAGTGGAAGTGCAAACACTACTGCCGAAATTGTATTTGATATCGCTGATTTTGGAGTTGGTTGGCAAAAGCACATAAAATATATAGATGTATATGGCGATTTTGGAAACAATACTGTTAATCTGGCTTGGACAGGAAAAACAGATTATTCTGGATGGACAGTGTATTATTCAAAAACCCAACCTCAGTCACTGAAGCATCAGGCACTTCGTTGGCATAACATAGGTAGATATCGCTATCTGGCAGTAAGGCTTAAATTCATGGGCACTTCCAATATCATGCTTGATAAAGTCGAAGTAGCTTATAATTTAGGAACGAGATGAGAAAGCTTGTATTGTGGAAAGGGGATGACCCCGTTAATGCTGCAAATTTCAACTCGATAATGACTTCTTTTAAGTCAGGAACATTTGATCCTAATCATCTTGCAGTAAGATTCAGTAATGCATCTGTATCAGACCAACGTGGATACTATCAGAGACTGAATGGTGTCGTGTTCGTACACATAGAAATTTGCCCTGATATCAATAATCCGCTTGGCGGCGGAGCTACAGTATCATTCAACTCTGGTGACGTATTGACGGCTCCATTTCCTTGTATTGCTCCTAAAACATATGCTGCTGGTGATTGGCTAGGTCAAAATTCATTGACTATGACAAAATTGTCAGATGGAACTAAATATACCAACATTAAAGTTAGAACCAATAATACGACTGGAGATCCAGAAATATTGATCTCACATAATATAGCAGCAACAGATTCTACATTCCTTATTGAAGGTTTTTACATAACAAAGGTTTGATATGGCAATCGGTAATTATCTCAATCGCAGGATGATAGATGATGGATCAAATTTATATGAATCAAATCCCTATTTGATCAATAGTGTAAGTGGAACTCCAAGTAATACTTATACTACTCCACAAAATGTTATAGATCCCTCTGATCCTTATGGTATTCGAGGACGTATTATTGATAAAAAACCATTTGTTTGGGATGGTCAATATTCTGATTACTCTTATGCCACTAATACTAATAAAGTAACTGCTTCTCCAGTTCAAACTTCTGGACCTACTAATGAACAGCCTTGGTCTCCTAAATTTCTTAATATACCTGGTATTGGGGACATGCCATATTTTCGTGTTTCAGATATTAATTGGGGACCATATGAGAATAATCTTTCTGATGCCATGAGAGCATGGCAAAATTATCAGAACTATTCAATGTCTGATTATTATAGTGGGCCACATGATTGGGAATCAATCTTACAAACAGAAACTGTTCCGGGTGAAGGAGGAGACTCAGGGAATGGGCCATACACAAGATACATAGCACCAGAATTAAAATTTAGAGGTAATCCGTCAGATTATGGTGTCTGGGGAACCTCTGTGTTTGGACACCATGCTAATTGGGATATTATCACTGATCCAAATAATCCCAATATTATGGGATTCAAAATTAAAACTGGAGAGAAAGAAGGTACAATTATCCCATATGTAAGACAGGGCGATGTATGGGTTCCACAAACACAAGGAATTCAGAAACAATATTGGGATACAAATGACAGTTTTGGTAACTTGGCATTAGCTTCAATAATTGGATTACCTTTCCTGTTTGGAGGACTGGCTTCTGCTGGATTAATAGGAGGTGGAGAAGCTGCTGCTGGTGCTGGAGAAGCTCTAGGAACCGGTGTTGCTGAGTCATTTCCAATTTCTATGCCAAGTGCACCAATAATGTCAGAACTACCTCCACTTACTGAAATAGGGGCTGGAGGAGCAGGAGCAGCAGCTGGAGCAATAGATCCTTGGTTTACAGAGCCTGGGTTTGCTCCCCCGATTGATGATCCCATTGTTACAATTGATGATCCTTGGTTTACAGAACCGGGGTTTGAACCTCCGATTACAAGTAATCCAGCTACTCCGGGGGTAGGAGATCTACTTCGTAGAATTGGGCAGATTGGTAATATTGCTGGAAGATTATTTGGAGGAGGAGGTGGAGGTGGTGGTAGAGGAGGAAATCAAATGGGTAATGTAGGAGGAAATTCTAATGGCCTGCTAGGATTGCTCTCAGCCATTTATGGCGCAAGGCAATCAAAAGAATATGCAGACACGCTGAGACAGATTGCAGGACAAATGCAGGAGCAAGCAAGTCCGTATATTAATAAATTACGTGAATCTTACGAGAATCCAAATGCCTATCTACAATCTCCTGAAATGCAGTCTATATTGAATCTAGAAGCCAATCGCTTGGCAGGAATTGATGCCGCTCAGGGAAGACTGTCAAATGATATCAATCGCACTGCAAAACTGCAACAACTTGCCCAAAGCCGTTTAGCAGATTATCGCAGAGGTTTACAGCAATCTATTGAAAGAATTTATCAACCTCTTGCAGTTGCATCATTATTCAGGGAAGCGGCAGGCAGGCAGGCAAATGCTTGGCAGGGCATTCCTCAATTCTTTGGTGCAGGAGGTTCTGTTGACAATGTTTGGAATGATATCAAGAATGTCATAAACACTGGAAAAGATATATGGGATGTTATTTCTGGATGGTGGGATTAATCTATGGCTGACTTTACTTGGGAAGATCCCGGAATAGGTGCCTTTTTCAAAGGACAGGAACGGGCAGAAGGACGAGCAAAAAACCTATCAGACCTTCAAACAGCAGAGGTAAATCGTGCTCGTGTGTTACAAGATATGTACAGGAACGAGCAGATGTTACCTCTTGACATTGAGCTAAAGAAACAAGAGGCTGCTTTTCGAGGGCTTGTTAACAAAAAAACAGAAGGAGAGATTAAAGAAGCAGAACAGAGACGTAGAAGGGAAGCTACTGACAACTTCTTTAATTACATGCTTAAGTACAATGACCCACAAGGTGCAGTTGAGTATTCTGGTGTTCCTCCTCAGTTTGCACAGAAATTCATATCATTGTCTCCTGAACAACGCGATGTGCTAATGAAGGAATGGGTTAAGCGTGCTGCAGAACCAGAACGAGTTAAACGAGACATTCAAACTCAAGGCAGACTTCAGGAAATCAAGGAACAAGGTAGACAAAGAATTTTAGACGAAGCATTGAAGCAGCAAGAAATGACAAGACGTGCTCTTGCTCTACAGACACTTAAAAATCAGGCTGCAATGGATCTTCAAAAATTGAAGCTCTCTGTTTCCAGCATGATGTCAAAAACATACCAGCAAGAAGTTATTCGTTTAATCGAGCAGGCAGAAGCACTCAAAAATTCTCCAAATAGTGGAGATCCTGAGATCGAAGCTAAACGTATTGAAATGATTAACAACTTGACTCAGCGTGCCAACACCGTCTATATGCTTGATATTCAAATGAAACAAGCCGCTGCTCAACAACAACAAGCTGGAAAACCAGATATTGGTGCGGCAACTGGTGGCCGTATTCCAACACATTCGCAACCAACTCCGATGACGCCATATGGAGGTCAAGGTGGACTTGGACCTATTCCTCAAATCAATAATGTACCTACTGTACCAGATATTCCTCCTCCTGGCGCTGTTCGTCCTCGTCGATAATTTATGAATCAGTGGGTAGTTACAGTTGACGGTGTTGATTATGATGTAGATGCCCCAGATGAAATCACTGCATGGAAATGGGCTAATCAATATCATAATTCACTGAAACAACAGCAGCCTTCTCCGCCACAACAGCAACAGCAACCGGAGCAAGCACAGCTTTCTCCAATGGATCAATTCAAGCAGCAACTTCATCAGCAGCCCGAAGAAATGCAGGGAATGTTTGAGGCTGGTAGCACTCTTTTGAGACAGATGCCGGGCTATGTTGCTGGTGGATTGGTTGGTGCTGGTGCTGCTGTGAGTGGACAGGGCATTGATGCTGCTGCACAACAACAAAAGTACGTTCAAGAGAGCTTGAATAAGTTCTTTGGTGCCGAGCCAAAGACGGAGCGTGGTGCTGCATATACACAAGCTCTTAGCGACGTATTCCAGTATCCAATTGAAAAAGCAAGAGAAATCGGAAGTGCAATCGGTGGATCAGAAGGAGAACTCGCTGCTGGCATTGCAGCAGAAACCCTTCTGAATTTCATGCCTCTTGGTGCAGGTAAAAGAGCACTAGAAAAACAACTTAAAACAAAACCAGAGAATCTAGAGCCTAAAGTAAAACTGGATGAAAATGCCAAGATTCTTGACAATCTTGATAAAATTGAACCAGAAAAATTAAAACTTGAACTTCTTGATAAAGACAAATACCCAATTAATGACAGGAGTGTACGTAATCTAGAGAAAGAACAAACGATTACTCCAAGAGAATCACTACTTACACTTCTTGATAAAGAGGAATATCCAGTTGATGATGGAGGTGTTCGTTACCTAGATCCAGATACTGGAAAAGTTGTGCAAGGGATGGCAGCGGAAGTTCCAACTATAGATTTCCCATTAAGGTTGGAAGTACTAAATTCTCCAGAAGTTTCTGAAAAAATCAATGAGTTTATAGCAAAAGCAGAACAATATAAAGAAAAAGGAAATACTGAAGCACTTGCCAAATTGCAAAATGAATTCGCAGAATTCATGAAACTATATGGTATGTATCCATATCAGTTTGGTACTGAACTAAAAGGACTTTATGGTTCTGTTTATGAAGGAGATATTCCATCTCTTAAATATCCGGGTGGTATCAGAAAATCTGGAGAAATAAACCCAACAACAACAGAAACAGAAATCCCCAAAGTAAAATGGGAACCAAACAAAATTGCTGCTTTCAAAAAGCAAATGGGTGCCATCGACCCCAAGGTTTTCGAAGAAGGATTAAAGAAACTTTCAGATCTTATTGGTAAAACAAAAGATTTATTTGTTTTTACTGGACAAAAGGATATTACACAGCTTGAATCATACAAGAAAATCCTCCCTTATTCCAGTGTAAAAGACGCCCTTATTCCAAAAGATGTCCCAGTTGATACTGTAATCAACGAAGCTCTGAAATCAAATCCAGTTTCAGATAACGTTGCTCTGATTGGCGGCGGAGCCATGATGGCAGAAATAAAAAAGAATCCAATCATTTCTGCCGTAGTTCAATGGGCCGACAATGCTGAGAAACGTGCTCAGTATAGTATAACAAAGTATGCAGATCCCGTTGTAGAAAGTATCAAAGCAATTGGAAGATCTGAAAAGGATTTGAGGCTTCTGGTTGATATCCTTTTGAAGGAATTCAAAGAAGGTAAACAATACGGACCAGAAGCACTTCAGAAAGCTGGAGCTAATCCAAAAGTAGTAGCTGCCTACAGCAAGCTTCGTGAAGCTTTTGACAGGGCATACGAAGCAGAAAACAATGCCCTGATAGCAATGGGAAAAAAGCCATTGACACGTCTCGAAGCATACTTTGCTTCTCGGTGGAACGGTGATTGGAGAATCCCTGTTTACACAAACGATGGAAAGCTTGTCTGGTGGATTGCTGCCCAAACACGGTGGGGAGCAGAGAAGGCTTTCGAATATGTAAAGAAAAACTTCGATGACATTGATCTCAAAAGGTCAAAACTTACTTATTCAAGATCAAAGAATCCACTGACCTCAAGCAAAGCAGAAGCAGGTTACTATGAACTTCTGCAAGTACTGGACAGAAATGATCCTCGTGTAGAAACCCTGAAATCCATTTACGAGGATTATGTTGCTGCCACCGGCTTCAATGAATTGGCTCAGTCGAAACACTTTGAACATAAAGCCGGTATTCGAGGATTCATTGGAGATCGTCCTTGGAGCAGGAATGATGCTATCGAATTCTTTAAGCAACAAGTAAACTACATAGAAAATGCGTTCAAATGGGCAGAAGATCAGGCGGCTGTGCAGAAAGCCAAGCAGGTCTTCTCTGATGAAAACCTTCAAAAACTTCATCAGAATGCAATAAAAATTGCACAGGAGTACATGAAGAATCGGCTTGGATTTGGAGAAAAGCCAATCTTTTCTGCTATTGAAGGAGAAGTAGCAAAAGCTCTTGGTGTAAGCAGATCCACTTTATCAAAGGTTATCGACGTTCCACGACGTCTTTTCTATCTATTTACCCTTGGCTTTTTCGAGCCAGGATTCACTGCTGTATCCCTAACTCAGCCTGTCAATACGATGCCGTGGCACTTAAAACTATTGAAAGAGGGGTATAATTTCAATCCTATTTCTACGATCTCCAAATCAACAATGGATTCTGTGGGGCTGTTCCTTGATAACTATCATAAAAGAGGAACATTCTCATCAGAAATAGGATACCTTGCAAGTAAGTATGCAGTGGACAATGGAGTAATCAACATCACTCCATTGTCAGATGTTGCAGAACTTTCTCTGCCCGCTGGTGTTGCTTTGGCTGAAAAAGCGGCAGCACTTAACATGACATTAGCGGAGCAAATCACCCGTGCATATACCTTCATGTCATTCGTGCATCATCTACATGAATCAGGTAAGTTCAAAGGCATGGAAATGGAAATGTTCCAGAAAGCGGAAGAACTTACCAAGTTGTCAATGGCTGACTATAGGAGAACAGAGCGAGCACCATTATTCAACAGAATGGGAGCATTAGGAACAGCATTATCTACGCTGCAAACATACAAGGTAAATATCTTTAATCAGCTTTATGCCCTCGGAAAGCATGGTGTACAGACCGGTGACTATCTCCCATTAACAACAGCATTAATGCTTAACCTTACTTTGGCTGGAGCGAGAGGTGCTTACGGAATTGCCACCGTGGATGCGGCATGGGAATTCATCAAGAGAATGCTACCAACGGATCTTTGGGCAAAGGTAAAAGACTATTCCATCAGGAATTCATTAGCAAAGCTTGCATTTGAAAATCCTGGCTTGTCATGGATAACTCATGGTGCTATCTCCAAATTAACTGGTATTAACCTATCAGGTAGATTTGATACTGGATCAATTATTGATCCTACCTTCGAGGGATTATTGCCATTCATGGGAGACGTTATACAACGTTCGAAAGACATTGCAGGAATGGTAACGGATATTGAAGATCCAGTCAGCGTTGCTCTAGGCAAACGGGCAATGTTACCAAGAGCATTACAAGGACTATACGAAGCAAACTCTGATGTATTCTCTCCAAAATTACCAGAAGGCGGTGCAATGGGCACCAAACTAAGAGATCCTTTAGTGGGAGTATATCCACGCACTGAAGGAGAGAATCTCTTACGCAAATTCAATCTTTATAGCCTGCCAGAAGGCATTGTAAGAGAACTTGATTATTACAGTTCAGCGCAAGAGAAAGAAACCAGCAAGCGAGTGGCAGAGCTTTCCGATAAAATCAAGCGCACTGCCATGCTAGGCTCTGCTGATAAACTTCCAGACCTAATTCAACAATACTATGAAATTAACGGGGATTTCCCAAAACTTGAAAAGATGATTGGGGAAGCTGCCATTAATCGAATGACTACCAAACTGGAACGCCTTCAAATGGGTGCTAAAACACCAATCGGAGTTCGTAAATTCCTTGACTATGTAGGTAAATAAAGATGTTCGCAAGAATCCTTAAATTTGTGCTAGATCATGAGGGAGGTTACGTCAACCATCCCGCAGACCCCGGCGGTGCTACCAATTATGGTATAACCCAAAGGACTCTGGATGCTTACAATAAGGAAAACAATCTTCCAAAAGAAGATGTAAAAGATCTTAAGCTAGCCAAGGCAGTCAATATTTACTATGACAAGTACTGGAAGCCTGAATGGGAAAAGCTTGGATTTCCTTTGGCAGCCTGTATGTTTGATACATCAGTCAATATGGGGACTAGTCGAGCTTACTCTTTTCTAAACCAATGTGACAATAACTATGTAAAGTATTTACAACTTAGGATTGCAGCCTATAATGCCATAGTCGAGCGTCGTCCTGCCAGTAAAGTTTTCCTGAAAGGGTGGATGAACCGTGTAACTGATCTACGCAGGTTTATTGATTCGGAGATGGAAATTGAAAAACAAAGAACATAAAGTATGGAAGATGTCAAAGAAAAATGAAAACAAATTCATGCAATATGTTTACCATTGGCAGGAAAAATTTGGACTAAAAGACTGGAGCATAATAAAAACAGACAAAAAAATAAATGCCTTGGCTTTATGTACATTCCCTAGAGATAGATCTAGTAAGCTTTGCATGGTGTCTTTGGGACAATACTGGACCATTCCCATTACTGATAAAAATCTCAATTCAGTAGCTTGCCACGAAATGCTTCATGTTCTTTTATACGATGCCATGGAGTATGCCAGAGAAAGGCCATTGGACGTAAAGGGAATCATGGAAAAGGAACATGAAGTAGTAAACACATTGGAAAACGTATTAACTGGTAATACAGAGCAGTAAAAAAAAAGGGGGCGAAAGCCCCCTTTTTTTTATACCCCGCAAACACCTCCTTTACCTGTTATATCACAGATATCGTTCTCTTCGAAAATAACTCCTTGATGCTTTATAGCCTCACTGTATTCTACTTTGGTGATTGGTTGACCTCCTCTACTTCCATCCGGGTAACAAGTAAACCCTCGTAGACGTGTAGCATACTTGGCAAGCGTACCAGCAAATCTTTTGACGTAATCTTCGGTGCCTTCTCTTGTGTTCCAAGGAGGAAGGTTGATGGTGCTGGATATTGACATGTCAACATAATCTTGAACGTCTGCCTGGAATTTGATTCTTCGCTCATAATCTTCTGCCAAATCTGAGGCTGTTTCTATCTTGTCTGGATCAATCCCGTAGTGTTTTATCAAATAAGCGGCAGTTGCATCGACAACGAACTGATACTTCCACCGAGTACCTTCAGACAAATACCTACGTTTGTAGGCTACTGCATACAGCGGCTCAATTCCCGTGGTAGTTGAAGCAAGGATGCCAATCGTCCCTGTAGGAGCAATTGCTCTGCAAGCAACGGGCCTGCTTACGAATAGGCGATCTGCATGCTCATCTGCTGCCTTACGGGAATAGTCTCGGTATACGGCAAGCCATTTGTGCAGTTCATTGGTTACTTCATATCTTTGATTCCTTTTGAGTAACCATTCATGAATGCCCATAAGGCCCAACCCAAGCCTACGATTCTTCTCTCGAACTTTGTAAACCTTTTCATAAGGAAGGTGTGCTCGAAGCGTTCCGCAGACAAGGAACTTGGTTGCTAGTATAACGATATCCTTGAACTCTTCCAGTGTTTCTATGGAGCCTATGTTGATAGATCCAAGATTACAGACATCACTGTCGTCTTCTGATGTTACCTCAACGCACGCGTTCCGAAGGGTTTCTTTTTGCTTGTCTCCAAAATTGAAGCTAAATCCTGGCTCCCCTGTTGACAATGCCTGATAGCAATTCTTTAGGAATACCTTGTTGTTCTCCAGACCACCAACAAGAGCAGCATCGTCATAGTTCACTGAAATGTTGGTCATATCCAATGGAGCAGGATAATTGAAATCAGCGAACTTTGCATCTGCCACTGTGTAATAGCTGTTGGTGCCCTCTTTTCCTGAATACACCAAGCCAAGTTCCTGTTTGTGCCAGTTCTTCGCTTCAAGGAATACATCAATATCTTCATGCTTCCAGTTAAGAGAAGCATAGATAGCTGACCTTCTTGAACCTCCTTGCATCACGTTCCTGCCAATCTCATTGATACAATACATCAATGGAATAGGACCAGATGCAATTCCTCCAGTTCTCTGCAAAGGTTTTCCTGATGGCCTGACGATACTATAGTCAATTCCAATCCCACCACCTGTCATTAAACATGACATTGCCCGCCATACTACATTGCTCCATTCCTCTCTCGTGTCATCTTCAACACGAAGTAGATAGCATTGGTATGTGTCAATGCCGTGTGTGATAATAATGCGATTATGTACTGGCTCGTATGGACAATATACCTCCTCAACTGCATCAGGCTCAATACTAATCACTTTATATCCAGAAAACTCATCTCCATATTGATAATTCTGGATAAAAATTTCATGATCTTTATACTCATAGTCTTTAATTTTAACGTTTCTAATTTGTGAACGAATTTCTCCTGTAATAACAATACCAGCAAATGCAGCATACTCTCGGAACCATTCTATTGCTTCTCTATTTACAGAGCAAAGTTTGTTTCCGGCTGTTTCTGATCCATCTGCTGCTAGCCAACCAGCAATGAAGGCTGCAATGTATTCTGGATCATCTGTGTTTTTTGGTAGAGATTTCCAATCAATATCTTGATTAAAATAAAGTACGGGATCTCCATTTGCTGATGGCGGGTAGGTAACTGTTCCCACAAGTGCCAATTCATCAAGATATTTTTTGTCTTTATCTGCACACAATCGTAATTGACCGTTTGAGTTACCATCGCCGTAAACAAAACCATGAGCAAAAGCAACACGATTTGGTTTTGAGCTAAATTGAGCAGCATATTTATTAGCCGGGACTACATCACCGACACGAAGGTCATAAGTATCTGTCCCGTCAATAAGTACCCAATGATGGTTTTTTGTAGCTCTAACAGTCCACGTATGGCGTTGATGTCCACGTACAGTAGCAAATGTGATTTTATACAATTGCTGCTTACCGTGTGATTTAAACTCCGCAGGGTAAAGTTTCCCATCAACTGGACTTACTACATTGGCGACCCCTAATTCACTGATACGACGCCAACCTCTGTCTGTTAAGACTTTGGTTTCAGCGCCAAAGCAGTTGTTAAAATATTTCAGCGGCCTTCCTGCATAGTAAAGATACCTTCCGCCGGGAATGAATTTGAATTCCTTAATAGCCTGCACAAGGGCCTCTCTGTCTGAATCCGACATCAGTTTGTGTTCTGTTCCCCACCTTGTCCCACAGACATCTTCTACAACCCTTTCAGCAAGAGCATCCCAGGTGTCGTTAGGCCCTTGTGCATATTTCCTTCTAAATACATCCTCAGCTAGAGGCGTCTTGAATCTGCTCTTATTTGTCATTGGTCTTTCCTGTATTCTTCTCCTCTTCTACAAGAGGCTCCAGATTACGCAGAGCATATACTCCTGCCTCAACCTCCGACATTGGTCGATTCAACAGGTATCCGATAATGGCTCGTAATGTCTCAACGGGAATCTTGTAATACTTCGGTTCTGATTTCATCCATTGCCTCCTTATCTCTCACAGAATTAAGAAAATGTTTTTTGGTACGATGTCCCTTTTTGAATTCATGCTTAGGATCACGCCTGTCTTTAGAACTCAAGAGATCCTTCTCCGTCTTCCTCTTCATCGACATCGTCAAACATTCCAATCAATACATCATACTTAGCTTCGATGAAATCACCGAAGCGATCTACCAGTTCTTCTGAAGAAATATCCAGAAGCTCCATAACGGTAATTTCGTCCATTACCCGTAGCCGTTCGGCCAGGTCATTTACTGTAAGAGCCATACATCACTCTTTTTTATTCTTAATCGCTTCAGCAATTGAAGGAACAACTTTCTCAACACTACGGCCAATAACATACCCACCAAGACCAAGCTCGATGATTTCAAATAACTTGTTGATTACATCAGGAGTGGCATTTGGAGGCATGATGCCGAACCAGTACATCCCAACAATGGAACAAAAGAAAATCATTACCAATGGTCTCCAATTTTTGGTTAGCCATGAATCCGACTTTGCTTCTGCTTGAATGATACTAGCTTTTGCCTCCATCGCAGCTTTCTCGTATTCTAGTGCCTGAAGATAAATACCAGCCTGTAGCTTGAATTGTTCCTGTTGTAGCTTCGCCTTTTCCTCTGGAGAAAGGGTAAGGTTATCTATCAGTTTTGAAATAGGATCGAATAAAGTAATTAATGCACTAAGTATCGGTGCCATATCAACGTACTCCTAACTCCTTTGCTCTCTCCATAAACAGTTCAATCGACTCTTTTGGAGTAAGCCTCTTTGGTTTTATTCCATCAACACAATTGTCTGGAAAATACCAGTCTTTTCCTTTATTAGGCAATAGATAAAATGATTCTATTTTCAATTGAGAAGTATCTGCAAGTTTTACGTCCTTGTCTTCCCAAAAGAAGATAGGCAAATTAAATCTATTTGCTATTCGACTCATGGTGGTTTGCTCAAAAAGCTTGTATGATGGAATCAGAAGTTTAAGTGGAGAAGACATATCTCCTAAGTAAGCTTCTGCTGCGTCGTGTAACAATCCCCATACAGCTTTTTCTTTTGGAACAAGATAAGAAACATTTACTGAATGTTGAGCAACACTATAAAAGTGTTGGCAATGCCCTGTGTACCTACATAGGTTACCAAGAGAGTGCCCAATATCTTCAATACTTATCTTACTTATATCATGCAAGTGAGTAAAATTAAATTTATTTCCAGTATACGTTTCTATCCACGGTTCCATCATTCCGTTTTTATTGTTTGCAAATTCAACCATATAAATCCAAGATTCGACAGTCCGTAACAGAAGAATACCAAGGCTAACGGATAGTTTCTCTCCCTGATGTAGGATATTCCTACCAAGGTATAGATCGAAGAAACTGTCAACAAAAGTGTGTTACCCATTTTATTCAAATGGTATGCTTAGTTGAACACCAGGTTCAGGATCCTTATTATCTTCCGGGTATCCTTCGTCAAGACCAAAGTCTTTCTTTTTTGGCTCTTCAAGTTTAACAGAGCCGCCTTTCTTGTCGAAGAACATTGATTTGCCAATCATCCAAATTTCCTTTCTAGATATGACATACTCACAGGCATGATATCGAAGTCCCCATCCTTGACGTTGTGCAACATCCAAATACCCCTCCAGTGCTGGTTACCCTGTGGCCCAAGATAGTCTTCATCGTGCAGGTAGAAAGCACCGGCAAAGATACCTGTGATCCTCTTACCATCAACCCGATATTCCGTATGTATGCCCTCTTTCTGTACGTGCCCCATAACACAGGACATGTGTGTCTTTCTACACAAAGCAGCGGGGGTAGTTACTGGCCTACCCATAATGCCTGTCGTAAAGTAATGACTGAATGCAATCCCTTCGATGATTACTACCTGAAGGAATGGATATACTTCCCATCCATGTTCCTTGTAAGGAAGATCACTCAGATCAATGATACCTTCATACTCCGGGCTGCTTTCTACTGCACGGACTATACGGTTTTCATGATTACCTAGCGTGATGATCTTTCGTGGATTGTATCTTTTTTTGTGCTGCTTGGCCAGTTCATCATTCAAATCATTGATAGGCTTCTCGAACATCGTTACTGCTTTCTTTATGGAATCAATGTCCTTTTTATATCTTCGCCCTTCAAAGGATTTCTTCCCTTTGTCGTATGAAGACAATGATTCCATATCAGCCCAATCACCAAGATTCACAATGATGTCTGGCCTCTTCAATGCTGCGTATTTACCTGCCCATGTCCAGTGAGACATAGGAACACCGGACTTGACTTGTCCGTCAGGTATTACCATTATTTTCATTGCTTTTTATCCGGAGAATTAAGTATCACTGCTTTATTTTCGTGACGCTGTTCTGTTAGGAAAGGAAGAGCACCCGCCCTTAGCAGAGTGTTTAGTCCAACTGTAATGACTACTTCCAGTTCCTCCCCACTAAGTTCTGCTGAAAATTCAACAGCACCGTGCTCAGTTTCGATTAGTCTTTTTATGTGCATTTATTTTTTATCAACTCGAAAAAATGATCCAAGCTCATAACTACAAGCGGCTCGGATCTGTTCTGCTTTATGACAAGCAGAGGTGTTTCGTCATTTTTTACATGCGTGATTGCCTGTTTATAATCGTTGTAGATGGCGATCCTGGCTTTGTTCTTGCACTCCACTGCATAGTTGAAATAACCAAGCGCCCTCTGAGATAGCTGTATGTCCCGTCCCCTCGTACCAGATGATGTACTCCTTACATCATTCTCCGTCAGATCCGGGAACGCCTCCAGTATTCTCTCCACCATCAGATTCTGCAACAGCCTCCCTTTGTTTTTCGCGCTTTTCGGTTTCATCCAATACCTCTTTTAATTCTTCTTCAGATCTGATCACACGATATAGACGATAAAACAAAGAGAAGTCGAGCCCGGCTTCTCCATAGCTGCTGCGAACAAAGGCTTCCATTTCTTTGGGATTAAGGCCACTAAGGGCTTTTCTTGCTCTTGCTGGTCCGATGGATGGAATTCCTCGCAGGTTATCCGCAGAGTCCCCAATGAGCATCGAAGACCAAAAAGCCAGCGCAGAATCGCGCTCATCCATTTCAAAAAACTCGCCTTTGATAAAATTGTAATGTTGTCCTGGGATTTGTAGAAGATCTTTGTCGATGGTGCAGATGATAAAATCGCCTTTAGCCGCGATTCCAATTCCGTCGTCAGCCTCAATTCCGGAAGTGACTTCACTTTTCCATTCTTCAACCAGAAATTTACGAAGTTCGTCAAGCCATACTGGTCGTGGTAAATGTTCACGATTAGCTTTGTACTGCGGATAGAGCTTTTTTCTAAAATTTCCAGTGCCTGATATAAAGAGCCGATATTCAGTAGATTGAGTGTCACTAACGATGCGGTATAAGAGGGAATCTGCTCTTGCAATTGCGATGTCAAGGGGATCTCGCTCATGTTTTTCTTTCGTTGGTTCGCAGGAAGCTGCGCATCTGTAAGCTACAATGTCGCCATCAATAAGGCACAACATCTGTAATTCCTTGTCAGGAAAAGCCTCCCCTTGCGGGGAGGCCATGTCATCTATTATTTGTCAACTCGAACGATTTCGTAGCCGAAAAGGAAAGCAGAAAGCGGGTCTGGCTGACGGTTCACACGAATCGGATCTTTCTTACGTAGAAGTTTACGCAAGAATTGACGTGCCTTCTCGTAGTTAGAAAACCCCTTTGCTACAGTTACTCCATTACGAACTACTTTATAGTACATACAAACCTCCTTTTTTTGAAATAAAATTTGCCGAGTACTTTAGGCAAGTAAAGATGAAAATTCTCAATAGAGATTAAGTTAGGACAACCATACAAATAAACATCCTCAACAATATAACGTGGGCCTCCTTCAAGTGAAGTAAGAAGTTTATTTTTTTCACAGTATAAACTACCGCCAATGGTACGAGGACAACCTTCTAACGAAGATAGCTTGTTTTGTCTACAATAAAAATTGTAGCCAACTACCCGTGGTGCACCCTTAAGAGAGATTAACTTATTATTGCTACAGCTATAAGTAGCTCCTACCTTAACAGGTCCTCCATCCAGCGTTTCGAGCTTATTGTAGTCGCAAATAAAGTAGGTACCTACTTCCTGTGGTCCGCCTTTCAATGTTTGAAGGTTGTTGCGAGAACAGTCAAAACTACCAACTTTTGGTGGCGCACCTTCAAGTGTTTTTAGCCTGTTGTCACTGCAATCGTACCTGTATTCTACTTTTCGAGGTCCGCCTTCAAGAGAAATTAAGTCGTTGAAGCTGCAATCAAAACTACCAACTTTTTGTGGTGACCCTTCTAATGTTTTTAACTCATTACCTGAACAGTTAAATTCACCACCAACATATTTTGGGCAACCAAGAAGAGAAGTTAATCCCAAATTTTTAAGTGAAAGGTTGCCACGAACAATAAGATTTCTTCCATCTAGCGTGAACTTACCATTCCTGATAGAGGCAAGTAGCTCTTTTACGGATTTGGCATTTCTCTTGAAGGATTCACACTTCATTTGAGTTTGCCTAAGATGACTTTATTATTTAATCTCCGCTTCATCAGCAACTTCCCAAGTATCCTTGGGAGTTACCTCATTATTGTCGTCTTCCGACATCACATAGTTCTCGAATACCTTGGCAAGAGCCAGAACTTCTTCTACTTTAGGTCGCTTGCCTTGGTCTTTATAATACTCGATTGCAGATGCAATAGAGCTTTGACGGATAATATAAACCTGCCTACGGGCACGTTCATCAGCCGTCTCATAGTTTGGACGTGTCGATACAGGAATAGGCTTTCCTTGAACCATCTGGTTAGTTTCCTCCTTGACTGCTTCTACCCAGTCCCAAAACCCTTTGTCGTTTTTCTGTGCTTTTACCTTGTATACTTCACCCTGTTTTGCATTTGAAAGGGCATTCCATGTAGCCTGCTCAGTAGTAAATGACATCAAGGATTTTTTACCCTCTTCCCGGTTTTTGTCCAGGTTGTGGTAACTTACATCCATTTGGGTGTATTTGTTTCTACCTTTGACTACATTCTTCGTAGATACCTGTTTGATCTCGATTAACATCTCTATCCTCTTTGTCTATATTATATCCAATTCAGTCCTGCCTGTCAATACCCTGTTTTTGGTATTTATCCATGTCCTTGAGGTTAGGACCAATTTTAACCTCGCATGGAAACTTGCATGGCAAGTCTATATTCCAGATAGCCTTCACATTCTTCGGAAGGTAAATGTCAAATACATCGTACATGAGGTTGGCTACATCTTTTGCTTCCTCCTCAGGGCAATCAGCAACGATCGAATCGTGGACAGTAGATACCAGAAGGGACCGCATCTTTTTTTCATTCATGTTCTTTCTTAGGCTTATTCTTGTTATTGCCAGAAGATCATTTCCAGTACCCTGCACTGGATAATTAGTCAAGACTGTCCACGGAATCATTCCGTTCTCTTTTAGTCCAACTAGCCATTCACGGCCAAGTGGTGAGCAAATAGGCTTGTTTCTTATAACCAGATCTGCAAGGTTTCTATGGTACTTGTCAATTCCTTTGTACTTGTCATAGAACTTCCTGTTTATTTCATCCCAAAAGTCAGGATCATCAGAAACGCCCATAAAATCAGGATCATTAGCGAAACTCCAGCCAGAGCCGCGGTAAATAGTACGAAATAGGTACTTTTTGGAGATAAGTCTCGTTGGTAGATTAAATGCCTTTTGATTCGCCGAATGAACATCTATTTCCTCATTAAGCTCACGAAGACCT